CTCATTGTGTTAATTCTTAATAACGCATCATCTGTATCTTTTATTAAAGTATAAACAAATATTTTATATGGTTTTATACCCCTTAAACCAAGTTCTTCGGTTACTTTAATAATAGGCTCTAATTGAGTAATTGTGTCGCAAGCAAACCTTATATGTTTAATCCACTTTACCTTAGAAAGCAGGTCTAATATATACTTATCTTTTGAAGCTATTCTTACATCTAACCCTTGATTGAAATCAACTCTAATACCAAGTTTTACTATTTTTTCTATTTGTTGCAACCCGAAATTCGAAGATAAAACATTATTATCTAACAAGATAGCTTTCTTTTTGTTTGATATAAACTCTTCTATATCTGCATTGTTTGTTATTTTACCTTCTTTTATGGGAACAATACACCATTGGCATTTATTGGGGCATCCTCTCGTTAGAAAGCCATAAGCAGTATCGCTATTGTATAAATTATAATCAGGGCATATATGTTCTATTTCATTAGGTAAATTTGTTGTGTAATCTTTATATCCCGTTCCTGCTTTAATTACTTCGCAATTATATATTTCAGTATCATCAGGAGTAAAAGTAAATACCTTGCTCTTATATACTCTGTCATAGTCCTGAAACATAGCATTAGCAAATTCTACCTTATCCCCTTGTTGTTTATGATAAGCCGATAATTTCATTAAAGCTAAATTAGGGAATCCATTGTGTCCATCTACTGGTAATAATCCTATTTTCATTTTCTTCTTTTACTTCATTTTGTTTGTTTTTTTTGGTTATTAATTATGCAAAAGTATATATGTTTATTATGTTATTCCAAATTATTTATATTCATTAAAATTAACTGAATTAAAAATCGCCTTATGATTACACCAACGAGCAATTTTTTTTTGCTCAATAGTTGGTTCAATTAAGTTCTCAAAATCTCGATACGGTTGAGCGAATGGAGTAACACCAATTTTTTTTAAACTATTTAATCTAATTAAAGCGTCTTCTGTTTCTTTAATTAGAGTATAAACAAATATACGATAAGGCTTTATACCTTTTATTGAAAGTTCTTCTGTAACTCTTATAATTGGTTCAAGCTGAGATAAAGAATCACAAGCAAACCTTATATGTCTAATCCATTTAACTTTAGATAATAGTTCTAATATATATTTATCTTTATCTGCAATTCGTACATCTAAGCCTTGATTAAAATCAACTTTAATACCAAGCCGTACTATTTTTTCTATTTGATTTATCCCATAATCAGAAGCAATAACATTGTTATCAAGCAATATTGCTTGTTTTTTGTCTGATAAAAACTCTTCAATATCTGCATTTGGTCTTAATTTCCCTTCTTTAGTCGGAACAATACACCATTGACAGTTATTAATACAACCTCTTGTCAAAAAACCATAAGCAGTATCGCTATTATATAAATTATAATCAGGACAGATATGTTCAATTTCATAAGGTAAAATTGTGGTATAATCTTTATATCCAGTTCCTGCTTTTACCACCTCACAATTATATATTTCAGTATCATCAGGAGTAAATGTAAATACTTTACTCTTATAAACTATATCATAGTCCTGAAACATAGCATTAGCAAATTCAACACTATGTCCTTGTTTTTTATGATATGCAGATAATTTCATCAAAGCCAAATTAGGGAATTTACTATGCCCATCAACATTAATTAATCCTATTTTCATTTTCTTCTTTTACTTCATTTTGTTTTGTTTTTGTTTTTGTTTTAATTTCTTTTCGCAAGCTATAAAATATTGTCTTGCTTGTTTTCCTTTATCGCTACGTTGCAACATAGATATTTCTTTTGCACAATCAAGGGTTAAGGCATAGTCGGTTTTATATGTTCCCCCTATCCCATTTGATGCTTTAAGAAAAATCTGAACCGCCTCAGAATCAACACTTTGATTAAATCCATATTCCAACATCCTTTCTATCCATTGTGTAAAATGGTCTTTGATTTCTAAAAACTCGTGGAGTTCTCTTGCAGAAACTAATTGTTGTCCGTCTTTTTCGGTTATTTTTATAAGTTCCATAATACTATTATTTATTTGGTTTCTTTCTTTCTTCCCTAATCTTTTCTACTATTCTTTTTCTCTCATTCATTTCTAAAAATCTTTTGAATTTCTTGTTGCTCTTCTAATGTCTTAATGGTTGCTTCAAGTAATTTAAACGCATAATCAGTAGTTTCTTTTCCATTTTTCTCAACCATTTTTAAATAGTTGTTTTGGTTATGCTGCTGTGTCTCTCGTAGTAATGCAATTTGGTTTTTAATAGATAAATCATTTTCCGTATCAAAAATCTCTTCAATAACGTGCATTAGCTTTTTAAATCCCTTCTTAAGTAAGGTTTTCACACGTTGTTTTTGCTCGTTAGTAAGGCAAAAAACAAAAAGATAATCTTCAATCTTTAATACAATATTATTGCTCTTCCCTCTATATTTGAAAACGTCAAAACTATCTTCAATCATGTTGAAAGCATCATCATCTCTAACAGAAAAAGCCTTAGCAATAAAGCCAACTTCCTTATCCAAACAAACAACGTATTCATAAGGATAAGCCTCTGTTAATGTCCTATCAATAATAAACAATGGGTAATTTCTTTTCTTGTTTTGCATACGCTATATTTCTTTTGAATTATTATCTTTTATTCCCATGATTTTGAAAAATCTTGATCCTTGAATGCTTCTGCTAATCCTGTTATTTGTTTTAATCTTAAAACTTCATCTGCATCCATTCCTAACTCAATGCCTATTCTTGCATTAGTCCAATTATGTTTTTTTAGCATTGTTACAAGTTTAGCTGATAATTCAACTTGGTGCGTTCCCCTTGCCATATTGTGCCTTACCGTGGAAGTAATTCTATCCTCTATTTTTTTATTTAATCTTGATACTGGTACATATCCATGCAAACTTTCATTAATTTGCTTGTCATGCTGAATTACAGTAGTTCTATGAAATCCATCTACAACAGTATAAGGATATTTTTTATTCTCAGGAGTATCACAAACAACTACTGGCATTGTTACACCATCTTTGCTAATAGATAGTTTTAATAGTTTCATTTCAGGAGGGGCAACTGAATTAGGGTTATAATCATTTCCAATTACTTTGTTTGCCTTTACTAATTGCACATTAAGAGATGGGTGATTAATTCCCAACCAATCATATAATTCTTGAGTAATTTGATTAAAAACATCTACTTTTTCATCAAATGGCATTTCTTTTAATAAATCTTCTATCATAATTCTTCGTTATATCTTGTTATCATTTCAATTTGTTTTTCCATTTCTCTCTTGGTTTGTGCAAAAGAAAGTCCTTTACACCAATAATCATTTTTTAGTAATACTTTACATATTCTTCTCCAGGAAGGAACTTTTTTTGAAGCTTCTTTTTTTGGATCATCATAGTCAGGAATTATTTTAATACCTTCATTTTCCCACCAAGCTAAGAACTTATCTATTTTTATTTGATAATGTTCTGCTAAATAAGGTGGCATAGTGCTAAGTAAAAACTTTGCATAAGATTCATAAGTATGACCTTTTGGAAGGTTTACTTTATAATTTCCAAGTGTTGTTCTGTCGTTTTCTGTGTATCTATTGCCAAAGTTTGCTCCTTCGACTCTATTTACAACTTTTGCCCAAGTTTCAGGCTCCAATATTTTGAAAAGATATAAGCCTTGTCGCTGATCATCACCATAAGGCTGACATAGTCTTTGTTTAGATAATGAAACGCCTGCAAGATGCATTATATCATAAATCTTATTGTATTGCCACCCAAACTTTCCATTAGCTCTCCATATATCTTCTACTCTCCAATCATATATTGGATAACAATTATATATTTGAGAATTATCTTTTGGAAAAAGTTTTGTTGTCCATTGTAGATTATCAAGAGTTATTTTAGTATCACTCTTAATTGTCCTAAATCTATTTAAACTTTCATCTGAACGAATTCCAACACAACAAGCCGTCTTTTTGCCTTGTGAAAACCATTTAGCAAATTCAGGTACAAATTCTTCAAATTCCATTCCTTCTAAAAAGAAAGGGAAGTAATTTTTATCTGAAACAACATACTTATTTTTTGGAATTTGCCTTACCCAAGCATCTTTCTTTGTTTCATCCCAACAAAGCCAATGGGGCTGAAATTGAGATACTGCATTTCTTAAGTGAATAGGCAAACATACCCACCAGCCTTGAACTTCAGGTCTATTAAAAGTATAGTGAGTAAAATCAATTGCATGTTTATATTGTGCTTCAAAATCTATATATAATATATTTACTGGTAATTTGTTTAATCTTCTTGCTACTTCTATTGCTAAGTTAAGTAAAACTCCACTATCTTTACCGTTTGAAAAAGAAATACAAACTCTTTCAAAATTAGTAAATATATATTCATATCTTTCTAGTGCAGAAGTATAAACGTCTTTATTTAGATATGTTTTCATAATACTTGTTTTAATTCTTCCTTAGTCTTTCCTTTAAAGTACTCAACCATTCCTATTTTCTTGTGAATATTTCTATCTATTAGCATTTCAAGCCCTACATTGCCTGTCAAGTCAAAGTATTTACAATCTAATTCTTGTCCTGTTCTCCAGGTTCTTCTACTTGACTGGGTTCTGAGGTAGTAATCCCAAACCTTGTCAAAATAGATTGTATTATTATAGTCTTGCAAATTTAATCCTAATGAATCTTTTTGATACGATAGAACCAAGGATTTTGGAAATCTCTTTTTACATTCCTCTTGTGAAAGAATATATTTACAAAATATAATAGTCTTACTTTTGTCTATCTCCAAAAATAAATCATCCAAAATATCAAATTTTTCTTGAGTGCAACAATAAGAATGTTGCATTTTCTGTGTCATCTCAAGGAAAATATTATTATTCTTCCACTGCAACATCTCATCATCAAGATATCTTTCTTTCAAATATTGATATTCCTCCATTGATTGCTCATCAAGTGAATAATTAACATTTCTGTATGATTGCTTAACTTCCAAATTCAAATCACATTCATAGATATAGTGATGAATTAATGAATATAAGTAATCTATATTCTCATAGCCTGTAATGTATTCCTTAGTATATTGCTTATAACCACCAAATCGCTTAGTTACTGTTGTGTAGTCGCAGAATGTGTTTTTAAATTCTACTAATTGCATATTTAGAATTTTAGGGCTCAGAAATTCCATTTGCGACCATAAGTCTAATAGATTCTTACTTAGTGGAGTTCCATTAAGAATTAGCTTATATTCGCATAGATTTGAAAAGTCAAGCAGTCGTTTAGTTCGCTTTGCGTCAAAGTTCTTAATCTTTATGCTTTCGTCGCATATAAGAAAAGGATTCTTTGCCTTTTCAATCCTATCTCTTAACTCCAAGTAAATTCTATCGCTTGCCTGGATGCTTTCAATCCCGTAATAACATACTTCTGAATTAAATCCTCCCCATTTTGATACTTCATTAATAACATTCCCAGTAGTAATGGTTTTCAATGGAGCAATCCAAACGACCAAGTCAACATCTTTAACAGAATTAACCAGTTCCAAAGCTACTCGAGTTTTACCTGCTCCTGCTTCCATAAACAAAGCTCCCACTTTAAACTCAAGTAGCTTTTCAAATGCCTGTTGTTGATTGTTTAATAAGCTCATGATTAAATAAACTCAACCTCAATGTCTGAAAATTCAATAATAGACCCATTATTTAATCCTTCTAATAAACTTTCTCCCTTGTATTCTTTAGTAGCAAGGAATAATTTATTCCAATCTTCTGTAATTACTATATTATGAATAATATATTCCTGTCCTTTATACATTACTTTTTTCCCTAAGAACGAATTTCTATATTTTCCAAATTCTTCCCAGTCGTGAGAATAAAAATATTCATTTAATTGAGAAAGGATTCCTTTATTTAAACCAAGCTCTTTTCTTCTTTCTCTTATTTTCTCTCTGAATATTTCAGTTACTTCTTTGTCTATTTCTCCAGCTAAACTTCTCATAGTGCATTATTTTACTAATTCTTTTATTATATTATTATCTACTTTTTCTTTTTTCTCCGCTTTATGTTTGGTTATAGTAAATGTTGGTAACATTCTACCATTTTCATCAAACCAAGCTTCTTTTTTTGTTGAATATTGAAGTTCTTTTTTCTCTAATATCCATGCTGCAATCCAGTATGCATTAGATTTTTGAACTTCGTAATCATGCCCGAATACGCATGATTTGGGTAGTATATCAGAACTCCCATCAAATGAAGTTGCTTTATAAGCCTTGTCAGATATACTAACAAGGCTTTGAAGTCTTACGGAAAAACATTTAGTTTTCATTTTATTTATACACCTATAACCCTGAGTGTGCGGTTTTAATTATTTGAATTATTTATGATGCAAAGATACAACATTATTTGATACGTACCAAATTATTTCACATTTATTTTGCGTATTTAACTTTATTTAACTTTGTCTAATTTATAAGCTATTGAAATAATGTGCGTTGCACATTTCAATACGACACATAAAAAAAGAGTGCCATTTATGACACTCTAAAAAACAACTATTGAGAATGTTGTTTGAGTATTCAATGTTTCTTTATTTAATCTCAATGTATTTTTGATAGGTAAATTTAGTCTTTGGGTTCTTACTTATAATTGTTTGCTCAATTGCTTTAGTTCCCCACTTGAAAAACCACCACTTCTTAGGCACTCTCGAGACGAATTGTATTAGAGTATCAGTATTACTATAATTAAGACTTAAACTATCATTTCTTATACAACCCTTCATCTCCATAAATTCATCGTTATAATTAAAGCATTTAAGAGTATCATATATAATTATACTGTCTTTTATTCTTACTATAATCGTATCTGATGTATTAGTTCCAAGTTCAGTGATAGAGTTTATCCTCCCTTCTTTTATTCCTGCCTCCTTAGCCTCTTTTATTAGCCTTTGGTAATATTCCTTTGCAGAGGATAAATTAAGCGTGAGAGCGTTTATTTTAGTCGCATTTAGACTATCTTTTACTTTAAATAAGGTATTGGACTTAATTAATACGTCTTGATTATTTTCTAACCTTGCTTTTTCTTGTTTAAGATTTGAGCAAGATTTAATTGAAACTCCTAATGCTATTGATAATATTAGGATTATTGCTGCTATTATTATATACTTTTTCATATTATTTGTTTTAAGTTGTCTCAAAAATAAATGGTTGTTTAACAAATGGAGAAAAATGTTCTGCTACTTCTAATGCTTGTCTTATTTTATTTTCTGTTGGTATTTTTTTATCTCTAAGAAGATACATACAACCTAATGCAAAATCAGAACCACATCCAACACTATTAAATTCATCGTAAGTTTCGCCTACTTGAAAGTCATTATCAATAATAAATAATCTATCTTCATATCCAACAAGAAATTGACCTCCTGTTTCTTCTCCAGTTTGTTCTTTTTGTAAAAATCCACCTTTACTAAAGCATTCTCTTACTGCATCAATAAAATCGGTACACATATATTCATATATATCTTTTTTATTTATTTCAGGTAATACAAGAGAAAACCTTAATAGTTGTATCATTCTAAAAGAAGAAGTACATCCAATTACAAAACTTCCTTTTTTAAAAACTTTTGTGTCTTTCCTTGAAGAGATAAAATAATTTGTTGAAGATAAAGAATCTCCTCCTATAATTACTTTGTTTGATTTTTTATCAATCATTCCTACAATACAAGTCATATCTATTTTTTTTGTTCTTTTAATAATCTATCTATCTTTTGGGATGCCTTAACAATCGAGAAGAAATAAGCAATCTGTCTTAAATCTTCTGGTGTAAGGTCATAATCTCCTAATTTCTTTTTCATATCTTATTTTCACTACATCCTAATATAACTTGCTTTGCCATTAATGGTTTTACACCTTAAAACTTCTCTTCTGTTCCTTCCATATTTTGAAACAGAAACGTGAACCCATGCAGGTTCTCTATCAGTTCCATATTCCCAAATCAATTGGTCGAACTTTCCCTGCTGTCTTATGATTTCAAACAACTTCTTATTATCGTAGCAAGTTAAATCAGCTGCTTCTCCTTTCAAATGTTGGCTTGTCAAACTTCCTCCAACAGCTCTATTTACTTCAGAATTTCTGAAACCACTACTAACTGTAATAGGCTTTCTTAATTTTTCTCTTGCTGGGTCGAGAATTAAATCTACCAAAAATTCTAAATTCTCAACTTCCTTCATTGTAGGAGTATTTTTAATCGGTTTGTTTGTCCGTGTCAATTCATCTAAAGTAAAATATTTCATTTGCTATCTTATTAATTTGTTTTACCATATTTCTTATTATCTTCTTCCTCTTGCTCTTTTTTCAATTGGTCAATATCAATGTCAATATCAAAGTGTCTTTTCGTTTTATCCATAAGAACCTTTTGAAGCAATCTTGCCCACCAAGCATTGTTGCAAGAACTTTCGTTTTCTAAAACCGAAATTAACTGAATAAAGCAAAATAAAGCAGCCACATACTTAGTTACATCAAAAGCTAAGTCCTTAAGGATATTCTTCTCAATAAACCATATAATTAATATTACTCCATAGACTTTCCCTATTGTGTATATAACTTTTAATGCTTTTTTGCTTTCTAATTTGCCTGTTACATAATTAGGGAACTTCTTCTTTATCCTTCTGTTTAAGTTGTAGGCAGATAGACAATCAAGAGTAATTACAGCTACAATGCCGTAAAAAAAGTTTAATGTAGGCTCAATGAATGACACGAATGCCATTGCTACAGCGATTAAGTACTTAAAAATAGTTCCTTGCATAATAATCATAAGTTTTAAAATTAAATTATTCTGTTGTGATATAGCCAATCTGAATGTCTATGCCATTTCTCTATCTCTTGAACAGTAACAGCTCTTCCTTCTGGAGTAGCAGACCAATGACAAATTATTTTATCTATTTTTCTCATATCTTTTCTATAATATATTTACTTTATATACTGAAAACAAAAATCCCCCAATTATCTCATTCTCATACCATTTTATCATAATTTCTAAACCAGAGATATCTGAAAGGCCAGAAGGGTTTGTGCCATTTGTTAGGTATGTAGTTGAAACAAATGAAGGTGAGGAAACATAAAAATTTAAAGTAGGGTTATCAATAGTAGAACTAAACATTAGGGTGATTTTAAACTCTCCTATGGCAGGACCATTATTTCTTAGATAATTATCTACATTATCTAAATAGATATTAATAGTTAAATTTTTAGTAAATCCTGGAGTGTAAGTGTCTATATTATAAAATGTATTAACAGGCATTTCTTGCTCCTCCAAATTAAACCCCTCACTTGTAACTTCTGGACTATTTCCTTGTTCACCATAAGAGGCTTTACAAGTAATGATTTTTTCCCAATAATTCCAATTATTATTATAAGAATCAAAACTTCTTATATAGAAAATATTATTAATAGTATCATGTAATTGTTGAGATAATTGTTGAGATACTATATCATCTTTCTTGTATACAAATAAAAATCCTTCTAAATCGTTTCGCTCTGAAAGGGTTCCACAAGCAGGGTTAGGCGTTTTTTCATATAACCGACCATAAATCAACGGATAAACACCTGTAGTAGTTATATCATCTAAAGACTCATTATTATTAACTCCGTTGTTAATAGTAATTATGTCGGGTTTATTTTGGATGTAATTTCTTTGGGATGGATCAGTTTGATTCCAATCAGACTGCCCATTATATTCATCATATGATGTCAATATCCTTTGCCAAGGAGTCCAAGCACCTAATCCACGAGTTACCCTAATATAACATTTAGCTATCACATTTTGGCGATTATCTACACTATCAGTAACAGAACTCCCTGACCTTACTATTCTTTGTTTTATTTGATTGATGTTGTTATTATCTTTAATAATGCTTGAATCAAACCAAAATGGACTAAGAATAGAATTATCAACACTCCCATCACCATAGAGTTCATTAGGTAAAGAAGCACTATTAAGGCTATTAGTACTATTTAGAACATAGTAACTTACATCTTCAAATATATTATTGGCATCGAATACGCCATTTGAATCATCAAATATTTTGTAAGTTGTGTAGTTGTGGTCATGAGAAGTTATAAATCCTGTTAATACATTTTCAACCATTGTTTTATCAATAGATTGTAATGCAGTATCTGCTTTAGCTCCTTGTGATGAAGTAGCAAATTCTGATGCGTGCTTACCATCTAATAAATCTGCGTCTAATTCTGGAACAAACCCAAGCACTATCCCTCCAACTTCTGTGTCAGTAGCTTTAGGCATACCTCCCAAATCTTCATAGGAAAGATTAACAACTCCTGTTTGTCCATTTACAGAAGCCACTGCATCTGTATTATCAATCTTCCCCCAAGTATTTCCGTCAGATATTACCCAGTCCCCTGTTTGCACGTCAATAGCTCCATTTAGCATAAAACTTTCACTTGCAATAAAATACACTCCCACGTGTGATGAGGCATTGAGATTAGATAACAATTTTGTATTATCTGTTGTATCAAACTTATCTTTATATAGAGAACTAAGTGTACATGTTTGAGAAGAATTAATTGAACCTCCGTATATAACTTGACCTAAGAGGTAGTCAGGGAGGTTTGTTGTTTTGATTTTACCATCTTCTAATTGAGCAAAATCAGTAGCATGATAACCATCTAATTTGTCAGAATCAGTTGCTGTTGCTGCATTTCCAGTTATACTATTAGCAATAGGTTTATACGGAACAGTAGTTAAATTATCTGTTGGAACAATACTTGGAGTTGTAACAGTATTATATTCAATTGTCCAATTTTCTGAATAATTTCTATTCTGTACTCCTGAACTTCCACCCCAAACATCAATATAATTAATTGTACATTGTGGAAAATATATAGATTTTATTAAAGCTATACCTACATAAGTTGTTGAATTATCTACATAAGTAAATAATTTAATTGTTGGATTCCAAGGGCATGTACTTGTGCATCCTAAATTAACATAAGCTGACTGATATATGTAAAATGCTATTCTTAATTCAATTGGAGAGTGATTTCCATAAGCATAACCTTCTAAGTGAATTAAGGGCATTTGTACACTTGAAATAAAAGGTATTTTAGTTTTTATTAAAATTTCAGTTGCAGTTCCAACATAAGATATGTTAACCACATCCTTATAATAAGAGCCTTTACCAACACCTTTTTTAAAATAATTTAAACCATAACCATCTAATTTTGCAGAGTCTACAGCTTGTGCTGTTAAACCTAAATAAGTGGCGTCGTGGTCATGGTCAACGTCAGCTTTATCTTCGGGGGCTGGTGTCCAATCGGTGGCTTTGTTTCCTTTTTCAACTTTAATTCTACCTATATCAAAAGTAACATCAGTTCCATTGGGTTTGTATATTCTGAATAGAATAAGATTTGGTTTTGTCACAGTGAAAGTAACTTTATTTTTACCAAAAAGAGGAACTTCTTGCCTATTTTCTGGCGTTGGTGAATCATATGGTCTAAGCGAGAGCTGTGTTAAATCTCCATCACTAAGAAAATCTATTGAAAAAGTATACTCCTGCCCCACCTCCAACACCTCACTAAGGTAATAAGCTTCGCTCCAAGCATATATAGGCAAACCATATTGAGCTTCACTATTCAATACTAAATTCCTCCCCCCAATCTCCAAGTAATCACTATCACATTTCCAAGCACTACCATCCCAAATATAACTTCGACCTTGATAAGTAACTTGTCTCCCAACAAAATTATTAGCAGCAGGCAATGAAGATACCACTTCAATAGCTACATTCTTGATTTGATTGCCTTTTAAGTCTAAATTGCCTTCTACTGGAATATTATCTGCCATATCTTATCCTATTATAGTTATTATTGCGTTATCTCCTGCTATGAAGTTCGTTTGAGATGTCCATGAGATAGATTTTGTCGTAGGATCAATTTTTGTATATATTATCATATTAGCACCTGCGAGAGTAGCAGTTACAATCTTTGGATTAGTTACTCCATGAGTAGCTAATGTAATAGTTCCACTCGCACCAGTTATTGGAGATGATACATAAATCTTTTGTAAACCTATATTTGTTTTCCAAGTTAATAACGCTTTTATATTTTTAGCATAAGTTTGAAGAATAGATAGTAATGTTAATTCTCCTGTACCTACTTGAGTTTCACTAGCAGTAGTTGTACCAACTGTTTGTTTATTATTAGCTTTATTAGTAAATAAATAAGCAATGTTATCTATTAATATTTTTAAAACAGCAGAAAGATTAGCTGTTCCTGCAGCATTTTGAGTAGCAGATGCTGAAGGAGCTGCTATTGTTCGTGATTCATCAGCTTTATTTGTAAATAAATATTTGATATTCTTAGCGAATGTCTTTAATATAGTCAATAAACTTGTTGCAGTTGTAACTACTTCTGTTGAACTTGCAGTAATTGTTCCAAGAGTAATATCACTTAATTTAGTTAAAGCAATAGTGCCATCTTTCAATACTGCTGAAATAGCATTGTCAGTTATAGATACAGTTATTTCTGACCCATCAACTCCCGTATAAATATCTAGTAAGTCGGTCAAAGGAATATCAGTAGTGTTGCCATTAACTAAAGTGAAAGTCAAAGTCTTAGTAGTAGAATTATAATCAATGTCTTGTATTACACTCTCTAAAACTAAATCTACATTTCCAAGTTCAACACCTGCTAAGTTTTTAAATGTTATTTTTTGAGTTGTAGAATCAAAATCTATTGACGATACAAATTGATTTTTAATCCTATATTCTAATTTACCTAAAGCTACATTTAAAGTATCAGTAGGAGCTAAATAAGAGCCTACTGTGCCTATAACATAATTTGTTAAGGCAGTAACATCAGATGTAGCGTGAGTATGTACAGAATTAGCCTTTCCATCTAAAGCAGTTTGTAATCCCGTGATAGCACTAATTGGGACAGTGCCTAAATCTATCTCAATTTGATTACTTGCATTCTTTGCAATAGTAATCTTATCACTACCTGCTTTTATACTTCTAAATTGATAGGCAGTCTTATCAGGTTTAAGTCCATTTAAGGTGCTTACTAATCCTACTGCATCAGCATCTAAAGCTTCCGACTTAAATCCACTCATTGACACCCAGTCCTCGCCATTATAGAATTTATAATCATTACTTGCTGATACATACTTAATCACTGCAATTAATGCATCGCCTACATCAACACCACCTTTAAGGTTTTGAATATGTGAACCACTTTTTAATATTACGTGTTCTGCTATTTCAAAATTTGGCATAACTTTATTTTTTATTTAATTAATAATCTATTATAACTACACCTGTCAAGTCTCCTTGCCAAGTGATTTCACATTCTTGGTCTGAAATATGATTTACTCCTACTTGAACGATACTACCACTCTCTTCCATCACTCCTATATTGGGGTAATAACCTAATCTATGAGATATAAACTTACTTCTTTCTCCTGCAACAATAGGGATAAGAGGTAATTTAATTGCATCACTACCTAACTTTTTATCTCCTAAGTAAGCATATTCGATTACTGGTGTTTCATCAATAACAGGGTTTACATAACCAACTAAGTATTTCCTTTTTGTGTCCTCTTCAAAGTTTTGAAAGTCGTTATAAGCAATAAGAGTTGCATTAGACGTCTCTTTATCACAAACAGCATATATATATTGAATGTCTGTTAAGTCTAAATCAACCTCTTGTGGGTCTAATTGATATGACGTAGTTTTATCATAGTCAAATATTACTTGTTGCTCGGTCAATAGTAATTTATTACCATCTAATTCTATCTTAGGAGGAACAGAAATAGGCTCTTCTTTTGTATCTGCAAAGAAGGAAAGTAAAGATTTATCTTTCTCATCTACTAAGGTTGAGAGTTTCTTATTCTTTGTATTTACAGACCTTGTGATTAATTCATTTCTTCTTGAAGCATCTCTACCTCCAACAAAATTTTGGAAACTTGCTCTTTCTGTAAAAGAAATAGTATTTCTATAATAAGTTGATAGTGTTTCATCCAATACGTCAATTACATTTCTTTGTCTTCTAAATCTTCTATCAACTCTAACATTTGATAAAGTCAATTCAATCTTATATGGATTACTTAAGTATTGTTTAAGTCCAATTACTCTTATTTTTACTCCATTAGGAGAAAAATCACTATCAATAAAATTTATGTAGTCGCCTTTTTTGATTTGATTTCCTGAATTTCTATACCAAATCTCATCAATTGGCAAAGTAAAAGTAATTTGTTGCTCTTCTCGTTCCCAAAGATATTTTACTGCTTCTTTCAGCATTTCCCAGCTTGCACCTGTCTTTGTCGCATTATCTATGATATAAGCATTAGGCAAAGCACATCCGAAAACAATATACTTATCTCCTGCCTGCGGTGCAAACGTTGGATTAGGATAGTTAACGCCATCTTCATTCAAAGGTACTAATTGGAATTTTCTTTCAGAATGAATATAACCTGAAATATCAAATGTTCTTCCTGCAAGATTTCCTGTTTGAAAAGTTATAGATAAGACTTGACCAGGAAGTCTAATTGTAGAACTCCAATAATCTAATGAAGCAGGAATTGAACTATCAATTATATCATAAAACGGTTCAATCTGACTTGGATGCTTCCAATATGCTTGATAATAGCTATTCTGAAAAGTCGAAACAATAACGCTTGAAACTTCGCCTACTCTTTGAGGATAAATATTTGATAAATCAAGACTTTCTTCTCTATCAGTTGCTAATAATCCAATCCTTTTTAAACTTATCCCTAAAGCATCAACTAAATATTGCCTTGCAGCTCCAAAATTCCCTATTGTTTGAACAAAATCTTCTCCATTATACCATATTGTTTGGTTCTTTGGCAATAACAAAGTTTTATTACCATAAGTTGAAGCATTAATATTTTTCTCTCCACCTTGAACAAATAACTTTCCAATTGGCTTTTGTTCTGTGTTTTTTCTTTCAATTATTGGTTTTACTCCATAACCACTACCATAACTAATTGATTGAGGTGTTTCAATATTCTCTCCCTCTTTGCCAATGCTAATAACCTTATTAGAAATATACCATTCTGTTTCAAAGGTATCTGCTATAATTTGTAAGGCATCAATAATATTTGTTGAATTAAAAGATACTGTTTTTTGTGGAACTTCAATACAATTGCCAATTGTCCAACCTGTATTTCTGTTATTGCAGTTATCAACTATCAATTGCAACATCTGTAAAGGTGTAGAAGTGATAGAGAATTTTATTCTGTTATCTAATAAATTTCTAACAATCCATTTCTTTAATTTGCCTTGTTCTGTCTCAAATCTCAATGAATAATCAAAACTTTCTGAATTGTTTTTCTTTGGCTGAACACTATCGTATAAGTAATATCTTGTAGTTACTGAATTAAAGACATAATCTATATATGTAGTTTCAATTGCAAACTCAAAGTAATAAGGCAACGAGAAATTAATAAACAACTCATTATCTCCCATTACACTTGAATTAATGCAATCATTCTTATTAAACTCAACATCAATAAACTTATTAATGCTTTGCTCTATATAATTTATTCTAATCTTCTTTACTATCATACCAACCACGCTTTAAGATTAACAAAAAACTTACACCATACTAACCCATCTTGAATAATCAACTCATTTACTCCCATTCCTTGATAGAATGCTTTGTTTTGGAACAAATAACCTCTGTAATTCAACTTCAATGTTCTAATCCCTACATTTAGTAACATTGCAAAAAATGAGTAATAATTAGTTATAAATGTTGTAATGTCTAATGAAGTACAAGCAAATTCTAAAGTAATATCTTTTGCTCTTGGCTTGATTTGTGATACTTTATTTCGCTCTCTTTCGTGAGTGCGTGCATATCTCAATAAGTCATCATATCCATTAGTTAATACCATTCCGTAAGAATTGACATTTACATTATCAATCTCTAACAATGTATCTATTGTTCCTAAATCTATATGGGTATCTGTTAATATTCTTGAATAGTTTTCTTCTAATAATTTTATCTTGAATTTGCTTCCATTAGTAGCTCCAAACAAATTATTATTTGATTGCTCTACAAATCTGAGAGTTAATGTTTCATTTATATCACTAAATAAGTAATTATTATAAGTGTTTGCCATCAACATACCAATGAAAGTAATAAATCTATTGGAATATTGAACACTTGCTAATTCTATTTCAATTTCTCTGCTATCTTGTAATTTTATGCCGTCTTGCAAATCATAATCAAACCCTCCCTCGTACCATTCAATAAATGGAACTTCTTCAGCTTTTGGCAAAGTGAATAAGCTCTCCAAGTATTTAGTTGGAATAAAGCCATAATTGGCTATATCTGTATTATTGATTTTGATATTTGACATATTAATTCACGTTTATTCCATTAGTTACCATTTGGTTAATATTATAATCAATCCTATCAAGTTTTTGAGCCATTTCTCCTGTATGATTTCTAATAATAATTACATTCTCATTAATTGATATTGCACTATCTCTAATTGTTCCTTGCATATCCTTAATGTCTATAATTGAGCCTTGTACCGAAGTGAGCATCCCATCAATCCTATCTGCACTCTCTTGGCTTATTGACTGAATGCCTTGTGCCTGTGCAGTGCGTGTTTCATTAATATTAAATCCTCTTTGAGAAAATAAATCTTGCATATCTCTCCAAGTCGCCTCTGCCAATGGCAAAGTCTCTTCCAAAGAATTTAATGTGCCTGTTAATAAATCCGCTATCTGTGATGTTCTATCCTCTTGGTTCAATGAATTTATTTCCTTTAATCCCTCTTCTAAATTATTAAAGATATTTGAAAAGAAAGCCGAGTAAATGGATTGCTTCATCAACTCCATAATAGTTTCTGAGACACTATTTCTGAAAGAATACATCGCATCCTCTCCTCTTGTCATTTGATTAACGAAGTTATCCATCCAGTCATCTTTCAATCTTCCGAATAAATCAGACAAGTAACTATTTAAGCCAGCCAAAGCCTCTTCTTGAAGTTCAATATTTGCTAATAAATTTCTGAAATATGCTTGTTGTTCTTTGCTCAATAATCCAGAATTCGCTATCTGTTTTAATAGCTCAATATTTAATTTGCCATTTGCATCAATCAAATCAGGATAATAATTTCTTAACAAATTAACATATCCACCTCCGTCATCTACTAACATGTTATAAATATACTCCGTACCCTCTTTTACTCTTTTTAAATATTTTTCATATTCCATCTCCGCCTCTTCTATTGTAAGCCCATAAAGTCGCATTTGGTCTAAAATATAGTCGTCTTTATCTTGTGCTGGATATGGATAAGGGGCATTTAAAATTCTTATAAATTCTTCCTGAAGGGCATTGTATTGTTGTAAATACCCTAATCTTTCTTTTTCTTTATCTGTTCCAAATATTCCCTGTGCCTCTCTTAATAATTCATTTTGTCTTATAAGCTCTAATGTGTATTGTTGTGAAATTTGATATATCTCTTCTTCTATCTGTTTTCTTCTCTCCGCAGCCTCTTTCTGTGCTTGATTTTGTTCTTTAATTCCCTTTGCAATTATCTCGCCCGCTCCAGCTACTAATCCTACAATACCCCCAATAAAAGCACCTATCCCACCGCCCATTTGCCCACCTGTTGAAAGTCCCTCACCTATTCTACTAACAATTGTATCAAGATTATCTAATGTTTCCGATAAAGCCGAATTACTATCTCCAATAGCATCTGCAAAATCTCTCATTAAACCGACCATTGATTTTATGTAAGATATACTGCGTAATGTTTTATCAATCAAGCCCTTTTCTAAGGTCTTGATATTCTCTTCATATTTTTTGGTTATTTCCTCGTCTGCATCAGCTCCTTTCTTTAATTCTTCTCTTAGCCCTTTTCTTTCTTCCGCAAGTTTTGATATAATTTCAGTAAATCCCAAATCTCCTACATTAATATCTTGTAATTCTTTTTTCTTCTCCCCTAATCTCTCTTCTAACTCCTTAATTTTCTCTTGCAGTAAAGCAATTGTCTTTTGGTCTAAGTCTTCATTTTGCAAACTCTTTTTTGCAATTTCAATCTGTGCCTTTAATTGTTTTTCTGTAAGATTAGTAATGTTTTTAATCCAATTTAAGAACGCATCTTGCTTTCTTGCAAAGCTACTATCATAAGCCTTTAATTCCTCTTGCTCTATTTTGTTTAAAACCTCAATATTTTTGGTTAATCCTTCCCTCTCAAATGTCTTTCTTTTTTCGTCGTAAGTTTTCCGAATGCTTTCACGTTTCTCCTCGAATGTTTGATAATCTCCAATCATTTGAGTATATGCTTCTTGATTGAGCTTATATACATTATCAATTATCTGTTTCGCTCTTTCCTCGTATGTTCTTTTCTCTTCATCTGTAAGAGTTATGATAGGAGCAACAAAACCCTTCTCACTTCCTGTATTATTTACATATTCAGCCTTTGCCTGTTCAATTCGCTTTTGCTTGATTGCTTCAATCTGCTTGTCTAATTCATCAAGTTCTTTCTTTGCATTAAGTGTGTTTAATTCTGTTGTCCTTGCGAACTCATTATTAATTGAACTTGCTTTAGCTTGTTCAATGTCTTGATATATCTTTTGCCATATATCAGCTATTGCCTTTCCATAATTTGAAATATCTTTCTTATCGTTATGGGTTTTTGTTTCTATTATTTGATTGATACCTGCTTTTCTTAAGTCTTCAGCTGACTTGTTTTCTAAATCAACGAGCTTTTTTGTGTCCTTTACTATTTGAGATTTAAGAGTGCTTACTGCTTTTTCTCTTGCATTCATAGCAGCTTCAATGTTCTTCTGTGTCTTATCTTCGTCAAAAACAACTTCTGTCTTTCTAACCATAGCATCCCCTGCAAATACCATTTCATTAGTTTTAATCACTTTAGTTTCTGACTTATATTGCAACGGAGCGTTTTCTAACTTAATAACTTCTGCAAACTTTTTTGCAATATCAGCACGATAAGCATCAGCATAAGCTTTAGAAATAACACTATTTATATAGGCATCTTTATTTTTGATTAATAAGTTTTCTTGGTCCGCAACGCTCTTAATTGCCAAACCCAATTCTTCATATTTCTTTTTATTTTCTTGTAAGAATTTATTCTTTTCTGCGAATGTATCTCCAACTTTATTATATTGCTTTTGTAGTATAGTAAATTCAGTTAAAGATTTTGCAGCATTATCTCCAATTGTCTTATAGAACTCTTCTTGTGCTTTAGTTTGTTCTTTGGTTTTTTCCTCGTCTTCTTTTCTCTTTTGAGAAAGTTTATCAAATAAAGCCATTAAAGCCATTAACCCAATAACCAAACCCCCTGTAATAGCAATCATAAATGCTTTTGCAGCCGCTGTTGATATTCCTAATGAAGTAGCTAATTTTGTTTGTGCTTTTGATAAGAATAGAATTGACACGGCACTATCTTTATTAACTACTTGTGCAACTTGTTGAAGCCCAATAGTTATTGCCATTAAGGATTGAACTTTGAGCATTATTTGTTGCAGTTTCTCGTTCTTCTCTCCAAATAATCCAACTGCACCTTGTGCTACCGAAAATGCTCCTGCAATTCCACTTATAGCTTGTATTGTCGCTGTTAGATATCTTTCATCATCTGCCAATACTTTTGCTTGCTTTTGGGTGTCGTTCATCTGCTTCGTTAAAGCACCTAATCTATTTTGTAACTCTGTATATGCTTGTGTCCCTCTTTTGCCTCCTCGCTCCATTCTTGCAAGTTCTTCTCTCGCTTGCGTTATTTGAGTTCTAAGAGTAGTAAGCTTATTGGCAGTTTTCTCTGTTTGGCTTGAATTTTCTTTGTAAGCTTGAGAAACTTTGTCTAATGCAGCTTTCTTTTCATCGAGTATTGCTGTTTCTTCTTTCAAAGCTTGTTTTGCTGCAATAACATCTTTAGTCAACTCTTGCTGTGCTGTTGAAGGGGGCATATTCTTTAACTTAGCTTGCATTACTTCAATATCCTCTGCCACTTGCTTTACAATTTGGCTCTGTTCTTTAAAGTTTTGCTTTGCGACATCCAATAACTCCTTAGCTCCAAGAGAATAATTATTGATTGCTTCCTGTACCTTCTTGCCTATTTCTTCAGCAGTCTTGCCACTGTTCTTAATAGCATTAGTACTTTCATCAATCTTCTTCTTGAAGTCTGAATTATCTAAAGTCATTTTTAAGTTAATCTGTCCCATTCCTTTTTCTATTTCTGAAACTGTTTCATTGCTCCCATAAACCCACTAAAAGAGGTTGTAGTTGCTTTACTATTGGGATTGCTGCTTGAACCTTTATTTTTATCTCTTATCGGATAAACACATATCGTGTCAATTATCAACAAATTCAAATTCAAATAACTTATACCCCATAATAAATAATCAAAAGTCCAATGATACTTATTCAATAATGTATCTATTAAATACCCCCATAGTGAACTGCCTCCAATTACTCTACTCGTTCCGTTCACTTTTAACTCTTCGGCTCGTTTTGCCTCAAGAGTTTCGCTAAACGAATAGAGTTCATAAAATTTTCGTAATTAATAAGGGCAAGAATGATTAATAAAATGGCTGAGAAGTCTTTTGTTTCTGCGTTCCACTTAAAGAAGTCTGCAAGGTTACAAATGTAACTATCATCTAACAAATGCTCTTTATCCTCTGTAACTGCAACTGCCATTATTCTGCAAACAACATCTGTCTTACTTTCACAAACTCGCATAGCTTCAATATGTGGCTCTTCTTTTAGCTTCGCTTCATCAATATCCAACATTAAATATTCCTTAGAAAGCAATTGCATCTTTCCCAATGTTGGAGGAGCAATGTTATAAGTCTTAGTTATCTCCTTTTCTTGTTCTTCAATCCTTTTAATTACCTTGCGAAATAATCCTTGTTTATCTCTTATCTCGATAGGTATTTTTTCTTTATAAGTCAATGAAAACTCAATAGGTTTTTGAAGCATAGCATCCGAAACATAAGCCTCTACCATTCTTTGTTTAATGTCTTTTCTTTCCATTTAATCACTTAATTTTTTTAAAAAGTGGAGTATTTCTACTCCACCTTAACCAACTAAAAACAATAAACTATGAACTAAGCACCTGCTTGGGTAACTTCTATATTTGCTGTCTTGCCGTCTGCTACAATTGTAACTGTGCCTATTCTTGACTCTGTATTAGGGTTCGCAGTAACTTTAATAGTTGCAACCTTTCCTGTGTAGGTAACTTGCAACCAATAACTACCATTGTTTGAAGCAACGATATTACCACTTGATGTAGCTGTAATTGTCTTTCCTGTTGTGTCAGCTGCACTTGTGAAGTTTAATGATGTTGGAGTTACAACCAATGGAGTTGAAGAAGTTACTGTTCCAAAGTCAAACAGATAACCTGCTTCTCCCTTAATAAGAGTAACAGAACATTCAGCCTTCCAACCCTTAGCTGCTTCGTATACTGGTTTCATATACACTTTTACTACTGGGGCTTCAAATGTTTCTGAACCTATTGCTTCAATATTTGCAAACTTGAATGAGTACTTAGAATTTTTTACTAAGCTATTAACTCTTGCTTTTCTTGTATCTCCACTTCCTATTTCTTCAATGTCCCAAAACTTACTTCTTGTAACTTCTGAAGGTTTCAATAATGTGAAATTGATAGTCAGTTTAGGTTGCTTCATCAACTCATCCAACAAGTCGCCATTAATATCAGTTAATTCATAATTCTGACCGTCTTGTGTTTCAATAGTCAATGCGTTTTCATCAATTGCACCTAAGTCGTCTAAAATGTTGCCCATTGTTCCATTTGAGCCAACAGTTCCTAAATATGCGTGAACACTTCCCCACGCTGTTTCAGGTATTTTGCTTTCTAATGCCATTTCTTTAAATATTTATAATTGTTACTACTAATCTGTTATTAATACAATGCTCGTTTATATCACGAACCTTGAAAATTTCTTGAGTTTCTAACTCTACTTTATAATCGTTATGAACTATCCCTTTGAATAAGTCAATAGCTTTCTTTTGGAGTAAACTTGTGCGAGCTTCATCCTCGATATAATCGTTATCTCTGCGAATATCAGGAACGTAAACATTTACATTCACAATAGCCATTTGGAATTGAGAATTACGAGTTGCAAGAACTGATATAATTATATCCTCTTTGTTTGAGTTTGTAGGTCTTGAATTACGATACAGACAACCACCCTTAGAAACGATTTCTGCTTCTAAAGCTGAACCTTTTATTATCTTATAGATAATTGTCTTTATTCCGTTAGTGGATATCATATATCTTTGTAATTTCTTCTTCCAATTTTGATAATAATTTTGGAGCTTCTTGTCTTGCGTATAATTCTGCATTCGCTAAAACATCTTTATTCTCCATTGCTTCAACATAACTTGCATAAGCCATTCCAGCTACCAATATCAACGAGAACCCTTTATTATTCTGTTGTGCTAACTGCTCAACATAAGTTCTACCTTCTACCTTTCCACTTGCTCCGAGTTCTGTGCCGTTTTCTGTTGTCGTAAACCCTCCTAACTGTTCTATTTCTCCGTCAACAACAACAACATAACCAATCGAACTTCTTAAATTCCCAGTTCTATCAATCCATAAGCCTGCTTGCTTTCCTTCCCTTACCATAGAGATACATTCCTCTCCTAAGTAAGCCAAGTAATTAATCACTTGCTTGCGAGCTTCTTTCTCTGCTATCTCAAAGAACTTATCGAGCTGTTGATCCGTTGTCATCATTTCTATACTCATAAATACAATTTGGAGTTTAATTGATTTCTGAAAAACCCTTGAACTACCATTTCTTTAATGATTATGTTTCCTACTTTGTCTTGCACTTGAATTAATTCGCCGTAAACGAACTCTCTCACATCTGCATCCAATAACACAAGATATGAGTAAGCAAAGCTTGTTCCGTCAGGCAATATAATTGTTCTTGCTCTTCCGTTATTTTCAACTCTGCAATGGATATTGTCATCTATGAAAGAATTACTTCCTTCTTGCCAAACTCCATTCTCATCAGTTGAGCCTGCACTCGCTTGCTTAAATAAAATCTTATGTGGTCTAAAACTAATCATATCCGAAAATCTAAAACTCTTGTATCTTAACTCTTGCCTCTCCTTTCGTCTGTTCTCCGATTTCTAAGTAAAGACTATTGGCTCTATCTAATATCACTTTCTTATCGGAATAAGAGATTGAAACGCCGCCCTCACTTATATTTGGTACTGTTACAAGTTCGTATAGTAAATCAGCTAAAGCACCCTTATAAGAGTTACTATTTGCTATTTCCTTTGTGAAATTATCAGTAGAAACTAATCCTCTGAAAGTGATAATACTTTGAAAGGTATTATCACTCAAAGGATAGTGAACTCTTGATTTTAAAGCTTCAAGGATAGTCATAATTTTTATTAGCTACCTGCAGCTTGAGTTACTGCAATTGTTACTGACTTAGAATTTTGGGTTACTGTAATTGTAGCCGTTCTTTCTTCTCCTGCATTAGCTTCAACCTTTGCAGTTACTTTATTAGATGCTACAGTTACTGTACACCAACTTTGACCTGATTCTGCTGTTACTGTTCCTGTTGTTGAAACAGTAATTACTTTTCCTGTTGTGTTAGCATCTTTAGTAAATGTAAGAGTTGTTGGTGTTGCTTTAGGATAAGGAACTAAAGCCGCTTTCAAAGTTGCTTCTTTCTTATCACTCAAAGTGTTGATAGTATTAATTACTGAAGCATCAGTAGCATTTGCAGCTACAGTTACACCAATTGTTGCAAGCCCTTCAATAACTTCAGATTTCAAATAATCAAGTCCCCAAATAGTTATCTTAGTGTCTCCTTCAGTTTCTCCTGCATCAACTTCTACTGCTTCTTGAGTGTCCATAACATAAATGCTATCAACATTATCAATAACAGGTAAAGCAATTGCTTGAGAAGAAGTAAATTCTCTTAATGGGTCGTTCTTTGAGAACTTAGATAAAAGAATAAATCCATCAGCTTTTTGATACTGAACGCCTGCTACAGGATTAGTTTCTTCTGCTAATGTTCCATAAACTAATCTACCTACTTCAGTAGATGTTAAGAAGATTAATTTATTAGCATCAAATGGTTTTTTAGATGTTCTAATACCATTTTTCTCAAACATAACATTTCTATCAATTACCATAAATCTAAAGCCATATTCTGCTTCTATTGCAGCGTCAAACGTTGCTTTAGTAGGAATAGGCAATAAAGTTTTATCGGTAATTATAAAGTTATTATAATTAGCTGCTAACATTTTAGCTTCATCAGATTTTCTAAAGTTTTCATAAGCATTTTTGCCTATTGCAACGACAGAAATAGTATTTCCGTCTTCTGCTACTTTTTCTAATACTGTATTAGCAATGTCGCTCAATGGAGTATAACCTGTTGTTCCCCATTTCTTAGATACTCCAAATTTGTTTTCATCTTTATATCCATAATCAACTCTAATACCAATTCCAGTGTTACCTTCTTCAGGTACTAATGTAACCCCATCAGAAAGTCCTTGAAGGAAACAAAACTCCAATTGCTCATATACACCCTTTTGACATCTTGGAAGGTCTTCAAAGATTTTTTGAACAATTTGTGCTTCTGCTGTTCCTTTTGCAACCATAATGTTTACATCAGAAATAAGCTTTTCCCCCTTAAATAGTTTCATCCCTATCTTAGGCAAATCTCCGCTTGCTTTTGAATAAACATCTCTTTTCTTTAATGGTAGTGGAGAATCCATTGCAACAACATCAGCTGCCACAATACTTGAATTTACAGATGAACTATCCCACTTTAAATCAGTGGAAAATTCTTTTCTCAACATACTTTTATGTAAGTATGTCGGCTCTTCTTTTTTGTCGTTGATTTTTTGCGTAAATGTCTTCGCTAATGAAGCAAAATACTTTTTTACATAATCAACAAATAATGTTTGTAACATATCTTTCTTTTCTTAAATATTTATAACTAAAATTCTTTCAATATTCCTTTGCTACTTAATCGTTCACAAATAATATTTTCTTTAATGCTGTCTTCATATCTGAAGTAACTGCATAAGGAGAAGCTGCTTCATTCACAGTGCCGTCAATTAAGATAGCTGCGAATGGCTTGCTTTTTAATATTGATGCTTCAAGCACTCCTACGTAAGAGTGGTCTGCTGGCAAACTATCATAAGAAGTTCCGTCAACTGGCATTGGTTTATGAGTGCCTGTTGCGTCTTCTTTAATAATTATATGCCCTGCTTTTAAAACATCTTCTGTTACTCCTGTTACATCTAAGGTTCTCCCACCTCTGATGCCGTCAACATGATTAACAATGGTAATGCTATCATTACCTGTATCAATCATTATTGAATCGTTGTTTAAACTTGCTTCCATTTTTTTCTAAAGTAAATTATTAACTATTTCTTCTACTGTTTCTTTGTCTGGCTCTCCTTTGCTTACTGGCTTATTGCTTCCACCAATAGAGCTAAAATTGCTCAAACCTTTGTCTTTCTCCTCTTGGAGATAATCCAAAACATCTGTTTTTGTGCTTTCAAGATAGGCTTCAAACTCTTCATCGTTTTCAAAAGTCTTATAAGTTCTTTCTTCAAACTCCTTTAAGATTTTTTGACCATACTTGCCTGCATCTTTAACTACTTGCTCAAGTTGAGTTTTGCGAGTGTTTCTCGTTTTTTCTCCTTTAAGACTTGCTAATTCTCCCATTATCAAGTCAAGTTTCTTTTCGAGCTTGTCGTTATTTTTATTTGTGTTTTGATTTTCTGACCCCTCGTCTACGTCTTTGGGTTCATCTTCAGAAGGATTTGGATTATTTTGCTTTTTCTTGAACTCGTTGATTACACGAGTAGAATTTTGTTGTCCAACTCCTAAAATCGGTATAACTGCATCTAAGATTGCATTTATAGCCTCGTCGGTAGTATCTTCTTTTTCTAAATCAGGATTGAGTTTTAGGATACCCTTAACTGCACTCTCTAATTCTTTTTCATTGAACCCTAACGATACAACTTTAGGTTTCAATAGCTTTAAAATTCTTTCCATTCTTTACGTTTTTAATGATTAAATTTTTCTTATAAATTTGGCTATTGCCAATTAAACACGGCAAATGAAATTCACTTTATTAGCATATAAGCCATCAACGCAGCAAATATACAAAAAGTATTTGAATTATAAACACTTTTTGTAATAAAAAATTGATATTTCTTTGAAATGAAACTATATCTGTCTGAATTTCAAATTACTATTTTTTTTCAAATAAAAAAGCCTGCAAAATTAATTGCAACCTCTTTAATTTGAAATGATGTTTCGTTTCAATATTTCAAATAGACTTGCATTTATAAGACCTATTTCATCTCCTGATTTGTATTGTTGAAATTTATAACCATCAAATCCATTCTCTTTTAACCACTCCATAAACTTAACTCCTAAACTTCCATCACTATATATTTGTCCATTATTTAAAATGCTATTTCCTATATTATAACCAAGATACTTTTCTATTGACTTCTTAGAGTAATTTCCTGTGTAATTAGAAAGGGTTTCTTCTTTATACATCAATCCTTTTATTCCATACTCATAAAGAGATTTTGAAAATTCAAACTCATCTTTAAGTTTCATTTTAGTTAAGTCAAGTATCGCTAATTCTTTAATTGGTTTTATCTCTGTTATTATACTTTTTTCGATATTCCCTCTCATAGCATTCATTTGTTTTGTGGCATACTCTTTCGCATATTCTTTAGATGTTGTAAACCAATGAAAACCTGCTTTATTCTTTGCTTCATTATCACTAACATAATCTTTGAAATCTATTTTAAATTTCTCGCCTTTATCTCTTATATCTCCTCTATACATAACTTTATCTTTATAGTATGCAGTAACATTTTTAAATAAAGGATTTATCTCATTGCTCTCACTCGAAACAAACGACTTGTTATCTCTAATAAAATAAGGAATAGATTTTGCTTTAGATATCCTTTCTTCATTTTTACTGATCCATTCTTTGAAGTTTTGAGGAATTTCCTTGACTTCTCTTGAGCTTTTGGTTTTATTAAAAAACTCTTCTCTTGATTTTAGGACTGGTATTGCAAAACATCTGCAATTAGAACCCCAAAAACATTTACCATTTCTTCGAATATACATAATAGCATTTTTGGACAATGTTACGTCATAAACATATCCGTGATAATCTATTAATTCCTTATTAAACTGTGTCATAGTTTTAATTGGATTATTATTGTTTTTACATCCCCTAAAGAACGCACCTTTGCCCATTGTAAAATCAATAGCTTTACATCTTTTTATTTCCTGATTAGATTTATTAAGATAAACCACTTCGTGTTCAGGAGTAACTAAGCAATCAAGATTTCTATTATAGAAATGTATCATTTCTCCATTATATAATCTCTTAAAATAAAGTAATATTTCAACCCATTCAGTTTCTTTTGTCTCAGGGTTTAACGATAAAATCCTATCATCTTTATTTACATCTTTAAATAATAACCATCCTCTTTTTGTTAAAACTTCTGTCTTTTCATCGTAACAATTTGGGTGCCAGCCTGTGAATTTAAATGTTTTAGGATATTTCCCTTGTAACTCATCACACATATCATAAAACGGAATACTTTTTCCTGTCTTAGGGTCTTTAATTGTATGATTATTGCTTAGCTTTATCTCAACTCCAACAACGAAATCTAATTGCAACCAACGATAATAATCAGCCGTTCTATAAGCCATATTTATTTCTGTTCCTGTCAATCGTAAAGCATTTTTGAAACTACTTCTATATATGCCTTGACCTGGTTGATATTCTTTTGCTTTTGATGAGAGATTAAGCCTATTCTCAAAATCTCTTACTCTACGAAATAACTTATTCGGATTATTAAGATATTCCCTTATGTCTCTACTTAATTCTGCCGCACTTCTTCCGTCTGCAATTCCAACTGTTAGAGCTTGCTCTAATCCTGCCTTATATTGCTGTGTCAAATTCCAAACTCTGTCCGATAGATTCATTCCGTTAGTCTTGCGTTGGATGAATGCTTGAAGTGCTTTATCGTTGTTGTTGAAGTATCGTTTTTGATTATCTGTTATATCTTTTATAGACTTCAACGCAAGAATATTCATTGCTAATTGATTATTTACTTCATTGCTTTTATTCCATTCTGAAGTAGCACCATTTACAATAATCTTTTTTAAGTCTTTTTGAAATTGAGAAAACAACTTATTCGACTTCTTTCTTATTTCAGGATAATCAGAGAATTTGAATAATTTCTTTGCATCATAATCAACAGACTTAGCCAACTTTATAGCCTCTTCATTTGAAAGATTGAATATTTCTTTTACTAATTTCTCAAACGCTCTAATCCTTTTATTGTGCTGCCTATTTGTTGTCTCAAAGTCCATTACTATTCAAATAAATCTCCCATCTTATCTAATAAACTGCTTCTGTCTTCCTCTTCTTGAATATCCTCATAGGTTTTTTCAACATCGTTAGTTCTGCCGAATAACTCAATACTTTCTTTTTGGCTCATCAATGGTTTCTGACCATTTGCTTTCAATAACCTATCAATCTCTGCCATTTCATCATTCATTACGAAAGGTTGTATTTCGTGTTCACAGTCTATCTTGTCAAGGTGTGATGCCCAAGCTGTATTCATTGTCCCAACAAAAGCCTTAACTACATTAAACTCTCTATCTAAGAACTTAGTTAATATTCCTGCTTCATCACCAACTTTCAAATGTGCATCTGTAAGTAAATTCTTAATGCTCTCCCCACTCAATGTGGATAAACCTTTAATATTTTCAAAGGATAAGTTAGGCATCTGCAATTGCAAGAAATAAAGCATCAATAGAGATTCTATTTGATATTTAATAGCCTCAATTGATTGCTCCCAGGAAACATATCGAACACCTCCATTTTCTGAAACAACCCAAATACGCCTTTCTTGACCTTTGGCTTCCATTCCTTGCAATTGTCCTTTGACTTCTATTAATGGAGCAGCATTATAAGCTATAATATCACTATTCCTTGATAAAGTCCATTCTATTTCATCAACTAAATGAGATACCTCTTCATATATGCTCTCTTCTCTTTCTAAGTAAATAACATTGATTTTCTTGATGACGTTTTCTATATTGCTTATTTCTTCCCATTCAGCACCTTTCTCTTTCCACTTGTAAATCCTATCTTTAGTGATAGTTTCAAAGTAATTAATGTTTTTCTCTTTTTCTTTCTTTGAATAAGAAATTGAAAAAGCAATTAAATCATCTTGTTCATCGAATAATGGATATAACTTGTGTCCTTTCCTTTCGGAATATGTTTTTATCCTTAGTTTATGTTTTGCTTTAAAACCATAGATACTATTCTCTTCCTCCTTAATGTACCAAACAGTTGCTATTTGACACGTTGCAAAGAACTCTCTTGCTCTTTCTAAATTGGTATCATCAATCCTAATCTTCTTATAAATCTTTTCTATGGATTTTGTTATATCCTTTAGGATTGATTCTTCAGTTTCGTATGAATAAGTCCTTTTTACAGGAAGAGCAAAACACATTTCTGCCATTCTCTTAACTGCCAATTTCTGCAATGATAACTTAACTCTTGAAGCTTTTTCAACTCCGTCTTTCGTTGGTTTATCTTTCCTTATCCCTGCATCCATAATACTATGCTTGTCGGCATCGTACATCTTTTCTAACTCTTCCCATTTAGGATTTTCTGTATAACTATTCTCTGTTATATACTGAACAACATCTTTTATTGTTTTTCCTTCTCTTATTAATTCTTCTATTGTTTGCATAATAATTTGATTTTACGAGGCAAAGATATAAAAAGTGTTTGAATTATAAACACTTTTCACGATAAATTCTTTTATAAAACATCTTGCAATAGCTTTTCAACGTCTAAAGGTATAATCACTTTTTGAGGATAGAATGTATTTGCCAAAGCATCCGAGAAGTCAGGAGAACGCTTTATTCTTTTCTTAATTTCTTCTTTTGGTTCTATGATAATTGAACCATTACTTTGGAATTTCCAATGCGTTTCTGTCAGCTCTTCCGTTAATCTATCGTTAGGAGGGAGGCAAGGCTCAAATTCATTCTTAGGGTCTAACCAGTCACGTAACGCCCAATAAAGATAAGCACGCATATTAGCAAACTCGTATTGCTCGGTAATGTCTTTTAATTCTTTTGCACTCTCTGAACCTTTGCAACTAACAGCATTATTATAGCCGAGTTCAAGTAATCTCGAAAGCACTCCTGCACCTTCTCCGATAGTATCAATGAAAGCGAAATTATCTTTATCTTTCAAGTCTTCAACCAACATTCCTGCTACGTGCATATGGTCTGCAACTCCTGCTGATTGGTGTGCCTCAAATGAACTTACCCAATTATCCTGCCTTGTACACTTAACTGAACTATCTCTACCCATACCTGCAACGTCTTGTCCAATTCTTTTGTGTCCTGTTGGTTCGTAACCTTTCTCTTTTAAATCCAACCAACGATTATTTGCAATCTCAATCCATTCGTAAGGGACAAGCACGTCTTCAGCAACCTTTGGAAACATTCCTAAGACTTTTACACGGAATAAATCATTTGGTCTATATATTCCATCCTCAAATCTAAAATCTCCTTCTCCTTCATTAAAGTCTGTTTGCTGAATTGGATTACACCAATTAATTACCTTATCTAATACCCATTCATAATCTACTTGTCCAGGAATAATAAGCTCTTTCTTTACAACATTTTCAGCATTGAGAGAGTTAAGCCTAAACTTCTTAAACCTTTCATTCTTCATTGCTCTTGCTGCATATCCTGTCGTTATATTAGGATTGAAAACAATCAGTAATCTTGAGTTTCCTTGTAAGTTACCTTCGATTGCGTTAAATACTTCCTCGCTTAATCCTGTTGCTTCTGTAACAACAAACATAGTATTTACTGCATGGAATCCTGACCAGCTCTCAGTTGCGTTATCATCAGCTTTAAATCCTGTTAGAAACCATTCTTCAAAGTCTGTTCTAATATCATACGTAAGCAATCTCCCTGGAAGTATTTTTGCATTTCTGTATAGCCTTTTGATTTCAGGAACCATTATATTCTTTACTTGCCTATCCGTGGGAGCAGTCATAGCGACTTTCGTATTCGCAATCAAATTTCCTTGCTTGTCAAATTTAGGTGTGAGATATAAAAAACATAAAGATGCAACAGCAGAAACAAAATCTTTGCCTCGTGATGTGCCACTTGCTACGGCTACTCTTGGATATCGTTGGACCGCACTTAAAATATCTTGCTGTTCTTTATCTAAACGAGCTTTTAAAACATCTCTTGCAAACTTATTCCAATCTTCTCTCCAAGCTTTAAATACATCTTTATGTTTTTTTTCTATCACTACGAAATTGTATATTAATTGTCTGAATCTGCAGACTTCATTAACTCAAGGAAAGGATTAACACTAATTTCATTTTCAACTCTTTCAACATATCCTCTCTTTTTCCCTTTAGTCTTTAAAAAGAAAATAGTTGCTGTTGTATCTCCTTCTTTAATTTTATTGTACAATGCTGTTTCTGCAAAGTCCAGAGTTGATTCATCTATTTCTTCAACTGCTTTCTTAAAAGAAGGATTACGCTCAACTCTTTGATAATGCCAAGCTCTGCTGATGTTGGCTTTTTTACAAGCAAGAGTTATTACTCCTAATGACGCCTTTAATATTTCTAAATACGCCTTCTCTTTTTTATTTAATGCCATTTTTTTATATGTTTTATTTGTTTATTACATATTTACAACATTTACAAGTTTAAATAATCCTCATTAGTTTCATTACCAGACAAATAAAGTCCATTATTGAAAGCTAATAAATCTTTCTTTATATAAAACTTATCATTGGAATTATTTGTTCTAAGTATTCTTACTGCATCATATAAGAATTTATTCCAATCTATTTGCTTGTCTATCCCCTTGACTTCTTTCATATTATGTATTTAATCCTTGCAAAGTTACAAAAAAATGTTTGAATTACAAATACTTTTTGTCAAAAAAATTATTAAAAAGGGAGCAAATCGTCATCTTCTTGAGGAGCTGTAAGTCCCATAGGCTCACTTGCAGGAGGAGTAAATTGTTTAGGTTGATGATATTGAGCATTATTAGTTGAAGATTGTTGTTGCCCTGATTGTTTTGGTTGTGATATTAAATCCATATCATCAACCCATAAAGTAAACTGTATCTTTGTCTCCCCTTGTTGGTTTGTCCACTCTCTTACATCTAATTTACCATAAAATAATACCTTAGTCCCTTTTTTAAGCCACTTCATTAGGTTCTCAGGGGTTTTCCCTGCAATCTTATTACACTGCACCCAATCTGTTTCTTGTCCTTGTTTTTCGGACTTAGCTACATTCATAGTTATATAGCTATGATTTCCGATTTGTTTTAATTCAGCATCTTTTCCTAATATGCCAATGAAACTTGTTTTAAATTTTGTACTCATACTATTTTATTTATTTGTTTGATTTGATTCTTGTATTGCTCTTTGTTCTCTTATTTCTGATAGTTTACGTGTTTTAAGAGTATTAAATTCTTTTTTATATTCAGTTTGTTGTATCTCTAATTCTCTTAATTTTTTCTCTTTATCATTAATGAGTTTAGTCCTTTGTATTTCAAATTTATCAATCATAATCTGAATATCAAGGTTATTTTTCCTTATTTTATTATTAACAACATCTTCCTTGTCAAATTCTTCTTTACTATGATGTAAATTTTTCTCATCAATAAATTGTATTCTCTTAGATTGCAACTCTTTCTCTGTTTTCAATCTTTTTTCTTTTAACTCTAATAGTGCATCATTATATTCATTAATAACATTAGTAATATTTTTATAGCTAAGAGCGAGTTCATAATTATATTCATTAATAATATCTTCTACCTCATATTGAGTAGATGCACTATTAATTCTTTCTGCTAATCCTTTCAATATATCTACTGATTGAGGATTGTTTTCTTTCTTTTGCTTCGTTGCTCTTGTAACTCTTGCAACGCTTCCTAATTTTTCCATTTTGTTTGTTGTTTGTTTTTAATTTTCTAATAAATGATTAAATCGTGTTGGTCTGACTTCTTCCACAATTGGGATATAAGGAGCTTCAAACTCGTAAACAATGATTTTCTCAACCTTTCCGCCCATCCAATCCTTATCATACTTATTGTTTTCAATTTGAAGTTTAACCGCTTTATCAAGCTGTTTCTTATCTTCTACGTTTTCAATCTCTTTAATTGATGAGAATGTCGTAATGCGATTATCTCTTCGCTCTACTGATACAAATACTGCTACTTTCATATTTATTCTATTTCTTTATTTTGGTTTTGATATTTGATTAATATATTCATCTCCGCTTAATTGATAAGTAATAGAGGAATATTCGCTATCTTTTAGTTTGTTTTTTATTATTTGGTCAATTTGATTTTCTTTGCTCTTATCAACCTTAAATAACTCCTCTTTATCTTCCATTCCTTTTCCTTTGTAGGTAAGGATATAAACATTTATTACTGCCATAATTACAAATATTTATTTTCAAAGTGCAAATATATAAAATTATTCCCTAAATGCGGAATAATCTGAATTATTCCTTACTATTGTTATTCTGGATTGCTTCGCCTTCGGCTCGCAATGACGGAAAGCTAAGCAACCTCTTCCATTATATGTTTTAAGATGCCAACTCAATTCAAGTTCATTCTTTATTTGTTTTTTATTGTTAAATGAAATTGATTTAAGACTTCTTCTGTATTCGCATAATCAAGGTTTTCCCAACATCTTAAACACCAAGCTATATGTTCTATTGTACCTTCTGAATAACATTCTGTAATGTCGTTTCCGTCATCCATACATAGGTTTTCTTTAACCCATTCTGGAGTGAATTCTTCTTGTTCCATATTTATTTTATATTAAATGATTCTTGTTGATTTTGCTTTATTCTTTCTTTTGCTATCTCAAAATAGTTATTATCCAATTCTATACCTATAAATTTTCTATTGTTTTTTATAGCTGCTAAAATTGTTGTGCCAGAACCAATACAGTTATCCAAAACCGTTTCGCCTTCATTAGTATAAGTCTTTATCAAGTATTCCATTAGTGCTATTGGTTTTTGAGTTGGATGCATTTGGTCTTGCCTTCTCCATTGTTGTGGGAAATCTAAAACAGTTATTGGGTGTCTTGTTCCTTTGTTGTCAGTTTGCACCCCCTTTATTCCGTATTTCATATTATTTACTTTGTTTGGTGTCCATTTTCGTTTGTATGGTGTTCCTTCTGTCATTTGTGGGTAATAGCAAGCAGCACTTTCACCAAATACTAATATCATTTCGTGCTTTTTAAGTGGCATATATTTAGCAGTAAAAGGACTTCCACACTTACTTTTCTTCCACACCATATCGTACCTAAATAACTTTTCGTTACTAAGTGCAAGTTTAAAAGCAAACATTCCAGCACCAAATAAAACAATATTCCCTTTTGGTTTTAATATACGTTCATATTCACTCCACAACTTGTTTAGGTCTAATACACTATCCCATTTATTTGCAGTCGTTCCATTTTTTTAGCCGTAGGGCAAATCGCACAACACCATATCAATGCTTTTATCAGCAATATATTTCATTGCTTCCAAACAGTCTGCATTGACAAGTGTATTCGAGTGCAACTGCCCTACGGATTGTAAATTTTTTAATTCAATTATATTCATCATAAATAGTGGTTTATATTTTGTTTCATTTTGTCCCAAAGTTCTTGGTTAATATTCTTGTTTATATTTATTAATTAGTAATGTCATTTTTAGATAAATCAAATAATGTAAGAGGATTATTAAAGAAATCTCTTTTAGATAATTGATTTTTATTATGTTTACCTGTATTTTCGCCCTTTTCTTTCCTTTCTTTAAATGTTTTTGCAACAAAATGTTTATCAATTTCTTCTTTTAATTTTCTATACTCAGATTGTGAATTTATTAATCGTTCTTTAGAAAATTCTATGTATTCTTTAGATATTTCTATGCCAATATAATTTTTATTTAGTAATTTTGCTGCAACTAACGTAGTTCCACTACCAGAATAAGGGTCAATGACTATTGCATCAGAATTGTTAGTTAAAGAATGAATTATTCTTGCTGGTAATTCTATAGGAAAAGGAGCTGGGTGTGGATTTTGTCTTTCTGGAGGAAATCTCCAAATAGAAGTAAGTAATGAATGTTTAGATAGAAGTTCTTCTCCTATTTTATTGTTATTAATAGGCTTGTATAACCAGTAAATTCTTTCATCTATTTGCCAAAATCTCCATCCTCTAATATTTGCAGCAATCATTCTGTCCCAAATAATTTCTTGTCTTAAAGTCCATTTTGTTTTTAATATCCACTCTACAGGATGAAACATTATCCCTTTTTCCCATCTTATTTTATGATTGTAAAAAAAAGACCCTCCAGGCTTTATTACTCTAAATAATTCATTCAGAACATTAATTTGATTGTTTTGATAAGTGGACTCGTCTACACTATCAATAATACTATCATATAACACATTTTTAACCAGCCAGCCCTTGTTTTTTTCTCCTTTATTGTAAGGAGGAGAAGTAATTCCAATGTCTATTGAGTTAGAGGGGATTTTTTTTAAAGCTTTAAATGTATCATCATTAATAATTGTATTTATAAATTCACTCATTTTGTTTAGCATTATCTTGATAAGTCTTCTTAGGATAAATTATTGGTATTGGTGTTTTTGCGTCTATCATAAGTCTATTTGTTTTTCTTTAATACACCATTTAAGCATTTCGAATAAGGCGTCAATTAGTTTAAATTCTACATACCCATTAATAGAAATACCGTTATCACAATAATCTACATAATGTTTACTTATTTCTAAGGAGTAATTTTTGTGTATTGTTTCAGGCAAAACTTCAATCATATCTCCAATAGTCAGGGTAGGGATAGGCTCTAAACTTGCACTCTCATAACAAAATTCATCAAGAATAGATAAACTATATTCTTTTTCGTAAGGCTCTTCATCTGAGGTATAAGCTACCCAACACATTGAAGCGTTTTTTTCTACGTTAAATCCTAACTCTTGGAGTTCTTGGACTTGTTCAATACTTAATACTTGTTCTTCCATATTAATTCTGTTTAAAATAATTCTTGTTGATTTTGTTTTGCAGCCCAATCTCTTAAATTTTCTTTACTTACCCACCATTCAAATACTTCATCTGCATTCATTCGTCTACCATTAATAGTAACCTGATTAAGAAAATCTTCTTTGTTATCTAAAATATATTGAATGCTTTTCTTTATCTGCTTTTCAATTCTTGGATATTTTTTTCTGTCTTTTGTTATGCTTTTTTTATTAGCCATAGGGCAAAAAATACAACCTATACGTTTATATCCTTCATCATACAATTGGCAGTAATCCATTTCTTGTTCTCTAATAAAATTCCAAATATCTTTATCTGTCCAATGGAAGATAGGCATTATTAAAATTTTATCTTTACCTTTAACGCAAGTATGACTTAATTCCTCGTTTCTATTAAATTGGTCTAATAATTCAGTATTATCTTTATGCCCTTGAATTTCTATTTCTTTTCTTTTTGCTCTCCTTGCACTTTCTGCCGCCCTTACTCCAACTAATGTTGTTGTTCCTGCACCTGCTTGCTCTTTTAAATAAGCACAACAATATCTAATCCTCATTGTTGGTAACATTTTTTTTCTTTTTAATCAACTCATAAAAATTTATATCAGGTCTATTAAGTTTTACTTGTGGATAGTTTTTCCTTATGTATCTCATAAGTTCAGGAGGGTCGATAGTTGTTACAGACATTTCGGCAAAGAATTTAACCTTTGCTAATTCTGCAATACGATACAATACTATACTATCTTTTCCCCCGCTAAAAGCTAAGTGAAATCCATTTTCATTCATAGATAAAGCCATCTTTTCAGCTTTTTGAAGTAAGTTTATAGAGTATTTTATTTTATTGTCTAAAGACTTGGATACAGAATATTGTTTTTCCATAATTTACAATTGTTGTTTATAGCTCATATTATGATATTTTTCATACTCTTTACGTGAGACTTTTCCTAAATATGTTCTGTATCCCATGATTATTCCTTTTTACCTATTTTATTAATTAATTCAGGGTTGTCGTGAATATTGCCGATAATTTCTATTCTATCTTGCCAATATTCCAATCCAACTGTTGATTTATTACTAATTTGTCTCCCTTGAAATCCTGAATCAATCCATTCAACTACATATAGTATTGTTTTATCTCCTAAAAGGAAGATATCTCCTTCATAAATTTCAACTCCATTTTTATCTTTTAATCCTGTAAATTGTCCTGTTGTTTCAGGGATAACTACTCCATTATGAGCATTAAAATCCCTAATACTATCTTTATCTGAAAATATACAAGGAGTTCTGTTGCCCCCTAATCTTAATAAATCTCCAAATAACCATTCGTTATTCAGCTTACTTTTGCCTCTAAATTTTATTTCTCTTTGCATAATGTTATTTATTTAATAATTCTGTTTTCCCTTTGTTTATCGTTTTACAATTGTTGTTTATAGTTAATATTATTATTACTTTTATTAATCTCTGCTAAGCATTTATCAAGTTCAGTAGGATAAACAACCTCTTCATCTTTAATCAAATCTTTAAGTCTTTGATTTCTCTCTTCTCTTTCTCTTCGGATTTCTTCGCTTGTTCTCTTTGGTATATACCTATATGAGTATTGTTTATTCTCAATTATCCTATGAACAATAAACCAAGAAACTTCTAATTTTCTTGCTATCTCTGCTTTGATTAAGCCTTGTTTATAGAGCTCTTTTATTTCTTCAGTTATCTTATTGTTGTGTTGAAGGATATTACCAATTGTAGAAATTGAAACCTTTAAAGTATATGAAATATCAGTCTTAGTTCTCCCGTTATAGTACATTTCTTTTATCTGTTCTTTTGTTTCTTCTGTTATCATTTTAGTTTGGAATTTAAATTATTAAACAATATTATCTATTAAAAACCATCATTGCGGCATCTCGTGAATGCTCATTTGTTATGCCTAAATACCCTGTTAAATTCTTAAAAGATTGAGCATTTACCTTAGTCCTTAAGTTTTTCGGGTTAAGCATTCTATAATCTATGTTTTCTTCTTTCAAAAAGTCTTCCCAAATCTTACAATCTCTTTTCACGCTACCTGCTCCTTGAAGTTTAGCATTTGAATTATTGCCATACCATTTTCTTTGCCTTGCATCTTCAACATAAATTTTCACATTAAGAACACCATAATAGACTACTAACTCTTTAACTCTTTGGAGGGCTTGCGTGATTGAATAACATTTGATTTCCACAAATGCTTTTGCTTCACTATCCCACACTGCAAAGCCTGTATTTGTTCCTGTGTCAATTCCAATATAAATCATACCTCTTTTAATATTTTTAATTCTAATTTTTCTATTTTTTGTTCTTTCATTTTTTGGAAGTAAATTTTTACAAGCTCGATTTTATTTATAAAACCAAATGTTTCGTATTTGCGAATATCTGTTTTGAGAATATCTGATATTGTTTTTATATCGCCCATATCAAGATGTTTTTTAGCATCAGCTAATTTACTTTCAGCTATTTTTCTTGTTTTGTTTTTTGCAATTAATTCTGCTTGTTTTATTTCTTTGTCAGTCCATTCGTATATCTCATTTTCAAGTAAGAATTGAAATATTTCATTTCTATAATCAAACAAATAATCGTGCTCTAAAAAATCCTCATATTTATTTTGGATATATGAAATCATTTTTTCTTCATCCGTCCTTTTATCTTCAATTTGAGGAGTGTTTCTTAATTTTTTAAGTTCTATTTGCCTTTCTTTATTTTTTCTGTTTATTTCAAACAAATGGTCTTTCAAGATGTTTGTAAGTTCTTTTACCGAAACGTTGTAATTCTCTCCATAACCCTCATTGTGTAAAGTATCTGCAATAAGCCAAATGCTCACGTATTGGAATTTCTTTTTTAAGTCCTCATAAAAAAGCATTGCCGTTGTTTTAATTTTCTCTTTGTCTATGTTTAAGCCTTTGTATGTATAGGCTTTTGTAATAATTTCATTACATTTATCCATTAAAAAATCCTCTTCTCTTGTGTAGTTGTAACATTGTGGGTCGTATTTCAAAAAATGATTACGCTCCGCAGCTGTCATTTGCTCTACTTGGCTTTTTGTAATCAATCCTGTTTCTTTCATTATCCTAAAATCTTACTTAATGGTATTCCTGCATTAAATTGTTTGTAAAAATCGCTATCTTCTTCTTTTTTTGTCATCGTAGATTTGAGTTTCTTTTTTTTCTTAACCCAATGGAAAAAATGCTTTTCTAAGCTTTGTTCTAAAAACACTATGCTTATTTTGTCTGCGTGCTCTCGGCTTTGCTCTTGTTCTTGGATGAAGTCGTTAAGTAATTGCTCTAAGTCTTGTTTTGTTTTGCCGTGTGTTATGCAAATTTCCTCAAAACGTTTTGTGTTTTTGTAGTTTTCTTGCCAATTGAGTAAGTTTTTGGAAAACTCATCGCTTTTTGGGAAAACTTTTTTTTCGCAACTTTTTTGAAAGGGTATTTTTTCAGTTTCTAAGATTTCAATTTCATTTTCTGGAATTTCTAAAATTTCAATTTCATTTTTTTTTGAAAAATTTTCTTCCTCATGCGTGCGTGTATGCGTATGCGTGTGTGTGTGCGGTAAAACACACGCAGTGGGTTTTACTTTTTCTTTGTTTATTTCTTTTTCTTTATAAGGGGGGTGTGGGGGGGAATTTTCTTTTTCTTTGTTTATTTCTTTTTGTTGCGATACGTTTGCGATAGCATTGCAATCGCATTGCGATACTTTTTCATCGCATTGCGATACTTTTGCGATAACACTTTGATTTTCAAGGGTGTTTTTTTGAGTTATTTCGGTGGTGTTTTCGTTTTTATTCCACCTTGCTTGATTGCCAAGTTTTCCAGCTTCGGAGCGTTTTTTAGATTTTACATCTTTAATTGCCATTCTTTTTAAAAGGCTTTCGGAATAGAAATGCTTACCATTTTCAGTAAAGATAAATAGCCCAAATTCCTCTATAACGGCTTTTACTTTGTCTGCACTTGTACGAAAGTCAAAAGCTAAAATATTATAATCTTTGACGCTCATATAGTCAGAATTTTCCATAAGTCGCTCTAAAATCATAAAATAAATACCATATCCCTCAACCCCAAGTCTCATCCGCATAGCGAGAATTTTCTCATCATTACGAGCATTACTATCGTGGTTGAAATTCCTTGTTATATTTATTTTTTTTGCCATAATTAATACCCTTGTTTTGTTAATCTTAATTCCTCTTTTGCAAAAGAAATCTGCGTCCTTGTGTTATCTCCTGTATGAACTAATGCCCTATTAATCCTATCAAGCCAATTGACTAAATAATTAATTTCATAGGTTTGAGAATTAATAAACTTAGTTGCTATTGTTGCAGGCATTTTAAGAATGAGATTATTATATGCTGAATACATCGCACTAATCTCTTTATCTTGGATTAGTTTTGCATCTGCCAAAGATTTCCCACTAATAGCTAAGTATGTATTAATAGTCCCTAATCTATCAACAAGAGCATTTGGGCTTTCGTCATAGTCCTCTTCCAAAAAATCCTGTATTTTTTGAGCAATAAGTTTTAATTTATCTAATTCTTCGTTGTGCATATGGTCTAAAAAGGAGTTTTATCAATAGTTAATTCAATACCTCTTTTTGCAATAGTTACCCTCTTGCCTGTAAGTAATTCAATCTCTTTTTTAAATAGCTTTTCATCTCCATTATCTTTTGAAATATGGAGTAAGATTATATTATTTACATTCGTTAAGTCATTTGCTTTAAGAGTTTCTTTAAGAGTTTCTAAACTCATATGCGATTGCCTTACTCTCTCTCTCTGAACATTATGTATTTTGCCATTAGATACATTTTCGTTCAATAAAGAAATTGAATAATTACATTCAATCATAATATTGTTTAGATTTGGAAAGGTGTTTCTTAAATAATAGGTGTCAGTTGCAAATAGCAAAGTCCCTATTTCAGAATGATTAATAAGAAAGCCTATCGGTTCTTGACAATCGTGCTGGGTATCAAAAGCAAACACTTTAAAACTTCCATATTGGAGTATTTTATATTTCTCAATTGCCAAAGGCTTTCTATTTCCTTTGATAACAATATTATCAATAGTACCTTTGGAAGACATCACGTCGATTGAGGCTTTAAGATATTGCTCAACATACTTTGAGTGGTCGCCGTGTTCGTGAGTTACGAAACAACCTACAACCTTGCTAATATTAAAGTCTAATGCTTGCTTTACGTTTTGAATCGTAACGCCTGCCTCAATTATTAAAGCCTCTTTATCGTTATGTAGCACATAACAATTAGACGATGAACTACTTCCTAAGATAGATAATTTCATTATTAAAAGATTGGAAGGGTTTCTAACTTAACTGCCTTGATTGGTGTTTTTTCTTGACTTGGAGCGTCTTTTTCTTCCTCTGTTGTAGTTTGTATTTCCTGTTCCTCAAAAGCTGTTATAACTTCTTTATTGCCGTTGTTTTCTATCTCTTCAGCAACAACAATATCTGTATCGTTATCAACGTACTTGTTCCCTTTCTCTGTGATGATTGATTGGTCGTTGATAATTGCTGACTGCATTTCAACAGATAGTGGAGCAAATCGAGATAATAAGAGCTTAAGAACTGTCTTTTTAGCCATTGCTTCAAAGTCTGTATTCCACTTGCTCGACTTTTGAACATATTGATTGCTGCTGGAATACGTTTGACTATATTTTTTTGCGTGTTTTTCAATACTTTCAACTGTAGAGTATAGAGTTTTTTCAAAACCATTAATTAGTCTAAAGTAAGCTGCATAACCAATGGTCTTTAATTCCTCCCGATTAGGAAGTGCCTTAAACTTAACCTCGCCACTAAGCATATCCCACTCTATCAACTCGCCCTCTTTCACTTCAGTTACATTGATTGTCTTGAATTGTCCACTTCTTATTGCAAGCTGAATGAACCCTTTGTAACCCATTTGAAACTGTGCTTCAATTTTATTTTCTCTATTATTTCTAAATGGTATCACGTAAGCAAAACCTAAGTTTGCATCTAAAGGCAAGTCAAGAGCTGTTGCTTTAATTCCTGCATGCATCAGACTTAATGGCTCACATTCTTGTAACTTTTGATTGTTTGACACTAAAGCTGTGATATTATTCACAAAGCTATTTTTCTTTTCGGATAAGACATTTTGCAGATATTCCTGTGTCTTAGGATTTGTAATAGTTCGATTGAACTGCGTTAAATCACTCATAATATTCTTGTTTTTTGTTGGTTTATTAAATTATATTTACTTGTAGTTTTTCGCCTTTGGCAACTTCCATAGTGATAAGTTGAGAATTAATTTTTGGAAGGATTTCTAAACTTTCAAATCTGTCAATAAACAAAGGCAGAGAAAGGTCAAAGGCTTTGCTTAGCCCATTAATTACGTCTGTTCCGATTGCCATTGTCATCCCCTCGTTGGTTTCTGAATAAGGAACTCCATTCACAAGAGCCTCACAAATTGACTTTTCTCCGTCGTTGGTTTTGTTTGCTTCATACATCTTCCAAGTAACCATTTGGAAGTATGAGGAAACAGATTCTTCAATTTTGTTAATTCTGTACTTTTGGAAGTCTGTAATTTCAAATTCTGCTTTCTCAAGGTCTGATATTGTTTGAGCCAATTCTTTGCTTCTTAAATTAAGCTCTTCTTGAAATTTTGCAATTCTTGAATTAGTATCTCTTTGGGATAGCTTTTTAATTACTTCCTCTAATTCTTGCTTTAGCTCTTGCTTTCTTGTCTTGTATTCATCATTTGTAGAATTATCTTCTGTTGAAACTTCTTCAAGCTGTTCAACTATTGATTTCTCTGCTGCTAATAGAGTGTTGTACTCTTTATCTTCCTTAAGTGCGTAGCCAAGTTCAGGAACTTCATTTAATTGCTCATTTGCTTTTTTAAGCTGTTCTTGTTGGTCAGCAATAAAATTCCTCTTATCCTCGACTAAAAGAGTTATCTTGTTTTTCTGTGCAATCAAATTATTTTCTTTTTCTTTAACTATTGTGCCCTCATCCTCAATAGCTCTTAACCTATTAAGTTTTGCTTGATTGAAGTTTTCTAATAGATTTTCTAATTTGTCTTGAGGATAAGTTTGTCCACACTCGGAACAGATTAGCGAGCCTGTGTACTCTTTCTCATTTTCTTTTTTCCATTGATTACTTTTATCCTCAATCTCTTGAATGGCTTTTTGAATATCCTTATCAACGTTTTCTAACTCTTTGATAGAATTGTTAAGCTGGACAGTATTGCTTTCAATTAAGGTCTTTAAAAGATTAATATTGCTTTCAATATTTACTTTCTTTCTATCAATCTCACTTTTGATTTCATTAGCTCTTAAGTTGATTTTGTCAATTATTGTACGTTGCTTTGCAAACAAGTCTTTTCTTTCATCAATTAACTCTGTATCAACATTGCTTTGAAGAATATTGTCAATAACTTCAATTGCTTTTTCTTTAGCTTGCTTTTCTTCTTCAAGCTTGTCAAAGTCATATTCAACTATCAATTTATCTTGTGCGTCTATACGACTTGGGATTTCTTCTAATTCTTGCTTAGATTTCTTCTTAGATGCTTGTAATTCTCTTTTGTACTCGTCAATATTTTTTCCTTGTTCTAAAGCTTTCTTAACCAAAGGAAAATCATTAGAAAGTTCAATATCTGAAATATTACCAGCAAGTCCAACAATTATCTTTCTTCTTTCATCAACCTTTAATCTGAAAAAAGAATTAATATCGCTACACATTGCCCAGATATTAATGTCGCAAATATCATTAAGCTTTTGGTCGTATTCCTTTTTTAATACAGGAACGTTATTATAGAAATACTTTGTGCTTGTGCCTTTAAGTATTTCTTCACTTGTTCCTCTTGGAACTTGCCAATCTTCGCTTAGTTCTCTTTTGATTATTACTTCGGTATCATTAACACTTAGGGTTAATTCTACCATTGTAACGAGCTTATGGATAATCTCGCCTTGATTATCTCTTGGCTGAATATTGACTTGCTCGCCTCGTGCATTCTTTCCGAATAAGCACCATAAATAACTTTCATAGATGGAGGATTTTTTCTGTGCATTGCCACCTCTAATTTCTGTTTTTGTACCAAAATCAAAGGTTTCATCTTTGATGCCTTTGAAGTTTTGGATTTTTGCTTTTAGTAATTCTACTTTTGTCATTTTTGTTGTTTTTATTGGTTATTGCTTTTCTCCGTAAGGATTTGTCGCATTGAATATCCTTTTTTTAATCCTATCTTCATTGATTAGAGAATTAATATTTTGAAGTCCTATCTCACAAATAGCACTCTTGTCAATTGCTCTTCCTTCAATTAAAATTTTTATTAATTCATCAACATCATTTGCAAACTCATTTTCATTAGTTGCATACATTTCAACTAATCTGCTTTTGTTTTCTTTAATAAAGTCTTTCATTTTCTTTTTTGTTTTTGTTGGTTATCCCAATAACATTTCTTTATATAAATTTTTGAATTGCTCCCCCATGTAATCTGCAAGTTCTTTAGATTTTAAACACAAGCGAACGCCGATATTCGTATACGCAAACGAAGACGAATTATACGAAAACGAGCACCCGAGACCCGTATTTGACCAGGTAAAATAACAATACCATTTGCTTTGTTTAAAATCGTTAAAATCAGGCTTCCATCCCTCATTAAGAGCTTCAATAATTATCTCGAGCATTCTTCTTGCAATTTCACGAGGGTATAAATTCTTTTCGTTAAAGTGGTCTCGTTTTAATACTTCAAGAGCATCTTCATAAGTTTTTACTATGTCTATAATGCTTACTGGTTTAAGTTCAGGAAATAATTCCTCTAATTCTAATTTTCTTTCTTGACTTGCTCCACTATGAAGTAGTTTTGCTTCATCAAAGGAAAGGCTTAATTTAATTTGTTTCTTCATTTTCTTTTTTGTTTTTATTGGTTTGTATTTATTTATTTAGTTATGATATTTGTTTTTTTAATTTCTTTCTTAAGAAGGCTCTTCCTAATTCAGTAACAACAAGTGTTGTGCTTGTTCCTTGCGTGCCATCTTTACGGAAGAAAGGATAAGTCCTCGTTGCAAAATATCCTTGTGTGGAATATTTGGAGTAAGGAAGATATTTATCTCCCTGTTTGAAGATTATGCCTAATGTTCTACATTTGTTATATAAGGAGATTGCAGACGATAGTCCTAAGCTCTTAGCAACTTCACTAAAAGTATATGTGTCTGTGCTATTAAGAACTTGGTCAGTGTATTCTGCCTTAGGAGCAAGTATCTTCTTTTCTTCTTGTAAGATTTGATTGGTATGTTTGAGGATTTGGTTTTGTTGGGTTTGACTTTCAATTGTTTTTTGAGCAAGAATTAGAGCTTTTGCCATAATTACATCAGGAGTATCATCTTCCTCTGTTTTTATGTATCCACCAGTTTTTCTAATCTGAGGTAAAACTTCACTTGTTACCCATTTTCTGAATTGCTTTGCTTCAGGTTTGCGACTGTCTAATATTACATCATAAAGTCCGTCCTCATTTACGAAATTTGCATTCTGTTGTCTTCCAAGACTGTCATATATGGGTTGGATTGAAACCACCCCATCGTCTAACCTTTGTCTTACATCTCCTTGACGCAAATCTAATGCTTGGCAAACATCAGTTAAGCAAAATAAAGGTTCATTGTTTTCTGTTGTTACTATTCTAACTGCTCCAAAAGTTGGATTGTCGAAAATTTGAATTTTATTTTCCATAAAGATTATTTTTTATTTGGTTTATTTCTTTCTTGTTCTACTTCTTTTTTTTAGTATCAATGCCTTAGAGCCCCATTTATTTATTGCATATTCTCTTATTTGTACTGCTTGTTCGGAGTTGGATAAGTAATGAAGAGCGTATGAGACGGCTTGAGCTGAACAGCCAAATAGTTTTGCTATTTCTTTGTTTGCACCAAACGGAACAGGGACACAAGGTTTCTTTTTTTTAACTTCTTCCTCTGTTACTTGGTTTGTATTAGTTTTTTCCATAATTTTGTAACCTTATATTTGATAATTCGTTTAATAGTTAAATTGATTTGTTATTACGATGCAAAGATAAACAATTTTATTGATTTGTCAACATTTTTATTGATTTATTTTCTATAATTAAGCCTATATGGTCGATAAAAGTTTGATATTGAAAGAATTAAAAAAGTATAAAAAATTCACTACTGATGCTGAATTTGCCCAATTTCAATGCTCTTTTTTACAAAATCTACTTTCATATCCAAAGCTTCAGCAATACGTTGGAGTAAGTCAAATCCTGTTGAGCATTTGCCTTGTTCTATTCTTGAAATATGAGCCCTTTGCATACCTACTTTTTGAGCTAATATTTCTTGAGTGAACCCTTTTTTCTTCCTCTCTTCCCTAATCCTTTCTCCTATTCTTTTCCTCTCATTCATTTCTAAAAATCTTTTGAATTCCTCATTCTCTAAGAGGTAGTGAGCTAAATCATCAAACAGGAGTAGTCGAGACTTCAAAATAATAAAAGAAAATTAAAATAAGCCTAAATTAAGGGATTAACACAACTTTTAAGGATTCAATTCCGAAAAAGTTGTACTTTTACTCACTTTTGTGCGTTGTGCTGGATTAGAACCAGCGACCCCTACCCTGTCAAGGTAATGCTCTAAACCTGTCTGAGCTAACAACGCCTATAGATTGAGTTTGCAAAGATAAGGAAATATCTTTTACAAACAAGCGGAATAAGGCAAACCCTTAATGTAGTTTTCCATATACTCCCAGTCTGGATTACCCTCTTTTGTTACTGGGAGTTTAATTTTGTGATTTTTAATTTTAGCTAAACCCCATTTTCTGCCATAAGAAAACCTATACACTTCTTTTTCTATTACTGAAATTATAAATAGCAAAATATACTGATTAGAGTTAAACTTTGGTATCAAAACATTAACATCGCCAGTTGCACAAAAATCTAATGGTTGATAAAAAGAAATACCAGGCTTTCCATTTGAAGCAACTGTAATTACCCCTCCTTCAAATATTTCTTCTGAATATTGCACCATTTCATTTATACCATTATTTAACTGAGTAGCACTAACTAATGGAATATCCCCGTCTTTTAAAAGGTTATTTATTATCTCATGCCCTTTGTAAATATCAAACAATTTCTTAATCTCAAACCAGTTCCAATTTTCAGTATTAAGTGAAATTTTAGTTGAAGAAAGAGGCTTGTTATTAAATTGATTTTCCCAAATTGATTTTGTTTTTATTGGTAATGATGATATTATTTCCTTTATGTGATTTTCTATATACTCCCAATCTGGCACCGCTTCATTGTCATCATTAAATTTGAATGGTAGTTTTATCCTCAAAAAATTCAACCTTTCTTTTTTTCCAGTTACTCCATAAGAAAAACGATATTTCTCCTTATATATTAAAGAGACAATAAACATTGCAATATACCGATTTAATTGTTTATTTTTAAGATAAATAACATTAGCATTATCCGAAACCCAAACTTTACCTTTATGGTAAAATACTTCACCTATTGAACCATAACAAGCAAAAGAAATACAATTTTCATCTGTATAGCCATTGTTAATATAATTATCAACACCATTATTTACAGAGGAAGAACTTATATAAGGAATTTGTCCAATTTCTTGAGAAGACAATGTTAGTCTTTTGCCTTTTTTTATATCAAAAACCTCATCGTATCTAAACCATTTCCAATTTATTATGTCCATAACTAAAAATCTTCATTCTGAACTAGAAAGGCAGCATAATCACGCATTTTCTTAATAAAGTCTTCATCAGTAATCGTACTATAATCCGTTTCCATATAAGCCTCTGCACACCATTCATCTTCAGCTGTTATTTTCCTTATAACGCTTTTTCCTGCCACAGAGCTTCTATGATTATATAAATCAATCCATTCTTTTTCTATTTTTGCCCATTCATTTTTTGCATCAGTCCTTCCAATCCCTTTTCGTTTTTCAAATCCATCATTTTTAAAGTATCCAAAGAATGTTTCATTGTCTTTTGGGTGAGGCTTTCCTAAGTCAAAAACCATACAACACGCTACCGCACTTGCCCCAGGATAAAACATTTCATCAGGGAATGAAAAAACAGCATCTAATGTATGATGCTCTAATAATTCTTGTTTAATATTTCCTATTATACCTTTATTAGAAACAGCACATGCCATAGGCAGAAGTGTAACCAATCGTCCTCGTTTTACACATTCAGCAATAAAGGAAACAAAAAACAAACCTTTTGAAGGGTCAGTACTTGCTTTTCCCCAAGTTTTTCCAAATTCTCTGGGAACCTGATTCTTTGAAGCATTATAAGGAGGATTCATTAGAACAAGGTCAACATCTGCTTTTTCTATCCATATTTTTTCATCAAAACATGAAGCCATTCTTATATTTGAATTGCCATCTCCATGTATAAGCATATTAGTTGTTGCTAATCCAAAAACATTTTCATCTTTCTCTATTCCATAAATATTTTGTTTCATAACAATTTCTCTTTCTTTATCTGTTCTGCAGTCCTGCAAAGCTTGTGTCATAGCTTGAACTACAAGCGTTCCCGAACCACATGTTGGGTCCAGCACCTTTGTTACTTTAGTTACCCCTCCTATTTTACACATAAAATGTGATATATGATTTGGAGTAAATGCTTGATTTTTATCTTCACGAGCAACATATTTATTGAATGTTGTAAAGAAATAACTTAATATATCGTGTCCTTCTTGAGTCGCTTCATTAATATATGGCAGTATATTTAAATTGATATAATCTAATAGTTTGTGAAAACTATCAGATTCTATCTCTTCAACTGCTTGGTTTTGTAAAACTCTTACATTTAATATAGATAATTTTGTAGCTTTATCCATGCTATTATTAAGTAAGCTTCCTAATTTTTGCTTAATTCCTGCAATAATTTGTGCAGTATCAATATTTTTATATATTAATCCGTTTTTCAATGCTAAAAGGCATGTACCAACAAATTGGCTCCTTAAAGACTCTATAACTCCATTATCATGTAAAATACGATTAAGTTTTGATGTGTTTTCAAGTACAGCAGTCTTATCATTAATATTTTTAGGCTTAAAATAATCTATATATTCTTGAAATGACTTTAGTTTTACATCATCTATTTCCTCTTCAATACCATCATCAATTTTCCATACTTTAATCTTATTATTACTTGTATTTGCAAGGATTGCAATAATTTTTGTATTGCTTGATATCTTTTGCTCCAAAGCAACATATGAGAATAATTGTTTTTTGTCTTTTGGAGAAAAAATTTGCTTTGTTTCTACTAAAACAGCAACTTTAGATGAATTATCATAAAAACGAATATCTAATCTGTAACTACCTTTTATTTTTTCTTTTAACTCTTGAACATAGCTAAATTCACCATTTTCTATATTGCTGGTTAAAAAACTCTCTCCTATTATCTTTATTATTTCTATTCTTTCCCTGTGTGGCTTAATCATTTTTCACTCTATTTTTATTTGTTATAGATAATTCTAAATCTAAAGCCTCACAAATTTTACTCAAACTATCGAAAGAAAGTCCTCTTCTCCCTTTCTCCACTGCAATAATATTATTGTGAGTGGCTAAACCTAACTTCTTAGCCAATTGAATTTGAGTTAATCCAAGTTCAATTCTCCTGTTTTTAATTATTATTCCGACTTCTTCTTTGGTCATTGTTAGTTGTTTTTTTAATTGTTCGTTATTGTTTATTTCTGTAACCCAATAATATAATTATGGGTATCGTGGCTGAAGTTTATTGATAATTTATTTATCTTTTCAAAAAATCTACCTTGATAAGTAATAACAACTTCATCATCTCCACAAGTCAATAATTCATTATATACTTCTTTTATTTCTTTAACCCAGTTTTCTACATCTTCCATAACTTGCTTCTGATAAGCATCGGCATCATCACATTCAAAATAATCATCTCCATAATCATTACTACTGTTTTTAAATGGTTCTGTTGCTATTCCTTGACGCTCGTACAGTTGCCAACCATCTCTTTTATGTAGATTAATTGGATTAAGGTTGTATTTTGTTGCTACTTCTTCTAATTGCTCCCAATTATCAAAGCCAACAATTGCATCTTGTATATTTTCAGGATAACCATTCATTCCTGACGTGGTTTCAACATACTTCAATCCTTCAATATCTGCAATTTCTGCCAAATTTAATTCTTCCTTTTCTTCATAAGCTACCTCAAAATTGCTTGGATAATGCTTAATGTTTACTAATTTTTTCATTTTGTTTGTTTTTTTTGGTTATTAATTATGCAAAAGTATATATGTTTATTATGTTATTCCAAAT